ATTTAAGAAGGAGTCAAGGACGCAGGCCCTTCATTGATGGACCGCACTTTGAACTGATAGATTAGTTCAATTGAACTTTTACGATGTAGATGTTATGATCTACAAAACTTTGAGGTAAACAGATGGCCCTACCTTTTCTTTTAAGTCTTGGACTACCCGCTCTTGGCGCTGCCACGGGTATGGCGGCAAGCCCTTTTTTACTATCTGGTATTGGCGCAGGTTTAGGCTCGTTCTTGCAGACAGGTGATGTAGGAAAAGGTATTGAGACAGGCCTTATTGCTGGGTTTGGCGGCAAATTGATGAGCAGTGCGGCAGGGGCTTTGGGCGGTGCAGGGGCACAAGCGACTGCGCAGACAGCGGCGGGGGCAGCGCCAGCGGCAGCGCAAACTACAGGAAATAAGTTTTTAACAAGCCTTATAGGCGAGAAAGCTCTTACAGCGCCTATTGGGGCTACAACTGTGGAAGGAGCCTTGGGCGCAGCAGGGACTGGGTTTAGCACAGGGCTTATAGCCGATGCTATGAACCCACCTACTTTTAAAATGTCAGAGAAAGAAAAAGTAGATATACCACCGCCTATGCCTCGCATTAGATCTTATCAGCCCAAGCAGAACATGGATAGCACCGCTGAAGAAGAGATGATCAGATACTATAACCCTATGCAGGCAGGCATTATGACTAATGCTTTAACAAACTACGCAGAGGGCGGTACTGTATCAGAAGAGATGAACGAAAAGGATGTAATCGTTGAGGCAGTAAAAGCAGTCAAAGGATTGTCTGACGCACCAGAGGTTGCACTTGGCGTATTCCTTAAAGAGTACGGCGAAGAGGCACTAAGAGATCTGGTTGATAAGGTACAGTCAGGTGCATTGGATGACACCATTGAACGCTTTGCTAATGGTGACAAAGGGATGGTAAACGGCCCCGGCGATGGTTCTGGAGAAGATGATATGGTGCCAGCCACGATGGACCGTGAACAAGATGTGCTTTTGACTGATGGTGAGTTTGTACTTAAAGAAGAATCTACAGACGCCATAACAAAAGCTTTTGGTGGGGGATTTTTAGACGAAGTTAATGACGCTGGTAAGGATGCTCCTAAGAAATTAAAAGAGAAGGTGGCAGTTGCGTGAGGGTAAGCACAGTTCCTAAAGAGGCTGTAAAGCATATTTGGAAGGATGTTGAAAAGTTACTAAGGAAGAGCGTTGAGGATACATCTAGAGGGAAAATAGATCTTATAGACGTTTTAAATGGCATTCTAACTGATGTGTACGTTCTTTGGGTAGTTCTTGATGAAGAGGATAATATGGTCGCTGCGATAACAACAAGGATAGCTACATATCCAAGACGTAAATCTATGGTTCTTGATTTTGTTGGCGGCACTAAACTACACAAATGGAAAGACACTGTTATTGAAACGATAGGTCGGTTCGCAAAAGAAAATGACTGTCAACATCTTGAGGGTTATGGCAGAAAAGGTTGGGAAAGAGCTTTACGGGGGAACGGCTTTTATTCAGAGTATATAGCATACCGCATGGAGTTATAGGATGGGCAAGGGATCACAGCAGGCACCCGCTGGCGGCACCACAAGAACAGTAAGTCTGCCAGATTATGCAGACCCGTACTTTCGTAGACTTCTGAAGGGATCTGAGGAAGCCACACAGCCATTCTATCCTGATGATCCTGCCTATGGGGATCTTGCGGGGCAGTCTACTTATGTGCCGTATGGCGGTGAGCGCCTCGCCGATTCCAGCACTTACGGTGACATCAACACATCCCGTGCTATGGTTCGTGGCATTGCTGAAAGCCCCATTGGTGGTCTTGGTGAGGCAGCGGCCTTACAGCGTAGAGGTATTGCTGGTCTTGAAGGGTTAGCCAATTATAACACGGCAGCATTTAATCCGTATATGGGCTTCCAAGCTGGATCAGCAGATCCATACTCTGGCTTTCAAGCAGGTAGTGCAGATCCGTTCAGTGGGTTTCAGAGGCAACGGGGCACAGAGTACACTGGCTTTCAAGCTGGCGCTGCTGATCCCTACTCTGGGTTTGTAGCTGGTAGTGCTGATCCGTTCTCTGATTTTTCAGCGGGAAGAGGTAGAGAGTATACAGGTTTTACAGCAGGAGAGGCTGATGCCTATGGAGGTTTTCAAGCTGGCAGGGCTGATCCATTTAGTGATTTTAGGGAAGCTCAATTTACAGCGCAGACTGCGGATCAATACGATTTCGATCCAGCCCGTCAGTTCAGTGGATCGGAAATACAGCAGTACATGGACCCATACATGCAGAATGTTGTGGATGTTCAGAAACGTGAGGCCCGTGAGGACTTTGGCAGGAGCCAAGCAGCAAGAGATGCAGGAGCAATAAGCGCGGGAGCATTTGGTGGATCTCGTCAGGCCATACAGCAAGGCATGGCAGAAGAAGGATTGCAAGAACAACTTGGCGATATCCAAGCGGCTGGAAGTCAGGCTGCATTCCAACAAGCAATGAGAGCGTTTGAGTCTGATAGGGCAGCGCAAATGGATGTTGATGCTCGTCGCGCAGCAGAACTTGGCAGAACCCAAGGGCTTGGTATTAGCGAGATCGGCAGAATGGAAGCTGGTCGTGCTGGTGAGGCTGGCAGAGTACAGAATGCCAGAGCGTCAGAGCTTGCTCGTACACAGGGCATTACTCTTGCTGAAGCCGCACGGGTACAACAAGCAGAAGCCGCTGAACTGGCTCGCACTCAAGGCATTAGTCTTGATGAAGCGGCAAGAGTACAAGGACAAGAAGCTACTGAAAGAGCGAGAGTGCAAGGCATCGACGTTAGCGAAGATGCGAGAGTGCAGGGCGCACGGGCACAAGAGCTTGCTAGAACTCAAGGTATAAGCTTGGATGAGGCTGCTAGGATACAGCGTTCAGAGGCTGCGGAATTAGCCAGAACTCAAGGCATTAGTTTAGATGAGGCCGCGAGGATACAGGGATCAGAAGCAGCAGAACGCGCCAGAATGCAGGGCATTGATGTATCTGAGGCAGGTAGAGTTCAGAACTCTAGGGCAGCGGAGCTTGCAAGGACACAAGGTATTAGCTTGGATGAAGCTGCACGGGTGCAACAGGCAGAGGCAGCGGAGCTTGCGAGAACTCAAGGCATAAGTCTTGACGAAGCAGCTAGGGTACAACAAGCACAGGCCGCTGAGAGAGCGCGAGTGCAATCTGCCAGAGAGGCGTCAAGACAGTTTGGTGCAGGTCAGGGGCTGGCTGCGTATCAGGCTGCTCTGGGGGCTGGTAGAGGGCTTGTAGACTACGGTGAGAGAGCAAGGGCAGCAGACATACAGGGTGCCCAGCTACTTGAGACTGTTGGTCGTGACATTAGGGGCGAAGATCAGGCAAGACTTGACCTCGCATATCAGGACTTCTTACGTCAACAAGACTACCCAATGCGTCAATATGAAAGGTTTGCTGGTTTGCTTAGCGGTGTGCCTGTACAGCCTGATATCAGTACAGCCACGTATCAAGCATATAATCCAATACAGCAAGCCTTGGGGGCAGGTATATCTGGGTTGGGCCTGTATAAAGGATTAACAGGATGAACATCTTAGAGCAAACCGAAGCCCTTAAAGATCTACCAGACGCTGCGTTAATCCAGCAGATGAAGATGCCTACAGGCGAAATAGCGCCTATATTTATTACGTCTGAGCTAAAACGGCGTAAGCGTATGCGGGACGACTACGCTCGTAGAGAAGCCGCTGATACACCGACAGTAGCAGAAGAAGTCGTCATGGCTGCGGGTATGCCGCAGGGTGGTATAGCAGACGCAGCACGAGCATTAGCACCCAAGACTGACATGGGGCAGAACACTGGCATGGGTGATATGATGCCACGGGCTGCTACCCAAGCGCCACAACCGCAAATGATGGCTGAAGGCGGTATTGTGCGTCTAGCTCCGGGGGGTCAGGTACAATCTAAAATACAGCTATTAAAAGAACGCTTCCCAGAAATTTACGAGACGAATAAAGACGACCCAGAACAGCTTGCTGTGATAGCGGAATATATGATCCCGACTGCAATGGAGCCTAAACAAACAGGTTTAGAGGGAGTAGAAAGACAGCCTAGTCTTTTTGAAAAAACTTTTAGTATGGTTAATCCGTCTAATCGTGCGGTTGACAAAATGCAAAGAGGTATAGCTGAATCTCAACCGCAAAGAGCGTTGGACGCACGGGCGCAAGCTTTATCTACCTTACGAGCAAAAAGTGAAGACGATCCAGTGTTTGCTGAAGGCGCTCCTGTAGAGTATCTAACAAGAGGCACTGTACAAAGAAACGATCCCGGGTTAGCATTAGAGTACGTTGATCTTGAAGGCGCAGACTCATATACCGTTCCTGATATTCGCCCTGATTTTCTATCACGGGAGGAAACTACTGTACCAAGAGGATTAAGCGCCCCACAAATGCCAGACGTTATTGATAGTGAGAGCGGAGATCCAGCTTTAGACGCAATTACAGGAGTTTCAAACCAAGAAGCCATTAGGGATTTTCTAGCGCGTGACGATGTAGGTTTTGGGTTTGAAGCACTGCAAGGTTCAAAGTTTGACGTGCCTTCTCCGCAATCAGGCGATCCTAGACGCGCTTTTGGCCTTCCACTAGCTACTGTAAGCCAAGGAAATTTGGATTACATTGGGGACACAGGGCCTTTAAAAAGTCAAAGACCTGCAATAGACGATCTTAGAGATCGTGTAAAAGATTATTATAGTGATGATCAATTTACAGCGCCAAAGGATGTCTATAAAGATCTTTATGGAGGACAGGATATTTATTCTGGTATAGCTGATCCAAGGATTTTAGCTGCGTATGAAGAAGCGCCTGAATCTGAGATGGATGCGTTTTCAAATCGTCTATATCTTGAGGAACAACAAGGCCAAGAAGCTAAAGCAAATAAAAAGTTTGCCGCAGAGGACGCAGAGGTCCAAGCAGAATTTGATGCAGCAAACGAGGCTCAACAGCAAGCTTTAGACGACTTAAATAAAGCAGATGAAGGGTCAGTAGGACAACGCGCAGGCGCAGCACTGGACGCCGCTAAGACTGTCGCAAGAGACGTTGTGGGGGTAGTTAAAGACGCTGCTACTACAAGAAAAAACCGAAAAGAATCAGCCGCTTTTGACGCCGATACCGTAGGCGTTGGCAGCGAACCAGTTAATTTTGATGCAATACTCGCTGACCCTGCATCTGCTAAAGCAAGGCAAGCAACAAAAAATTCAGAGTTAGCCGCGCAGCAAGTTAGAGATCTTATCGCACGAGAACAACAGAACACCAATGCGCAAAACAAAGCGGTAACAGCACAGGCGGGATCTTTAGAAGCTCGAATTACAGACGCTATTGCAAAGAGAGAAAAACAAGCGGAACAAGATAAGTGGTTAGCTCTCGCACAATCAGGACTTATATTGGCTAGTGGTAACCCCGCAGATATATCAAAAGCTGGCACGGCGGGTTTAAAATACTTGCAAACAGCGCGAGCAGGAAAAAATAAATTTGACACTGATATGATGACTCTACAAGCGCGTATAGATGCTTATAAAGCAAGGGCGTCAGGCAAAAGCGGGTTAAACGCTAACCAAATGCTGACTAGAGGCACGACCCTTTTAAAACAAGGGCAAGAGATGTTAGAGGGCGCAGGAGATAATGCTGATGCAGCCGCAAGGGCACGACAAATTATCGATTACGGTAATGCTCTTGTTGAAATAGCAATGGGTGGCTCTGGCGCTAGTCCTAGTGGAGCAACAACTGTAGATATATCATAGGCGGTAAATATGGGCGTATACCAATACACCGACCCACAAACGCAGCGCAGCTACAACTTTAACATTGCAGGAGATAACCCTAGCAATGAAGATTTTGTTAAAATACGTCAATATTTAGACGGTGAACGTGTTGATTATGGGCAAAAGTATCAATCTGTTTTTGGGGAAGAGTTTGAGTCCGATGATGAAACCGCTGTTCGTGGTGGGTTACGCCGTGGATATCAACAAATTAAAAGCGCAATCGGTGAAACAGTAGGCACTGCGGGAGAGCAGGCGGGACTAGGATTTCTAGCGCAATACGGACAAGATACGGAAGAAAAAGCCAGACAAAGACTAGGCGAATTACTTCTTGAGCAGCCCGAAAGACTGCAATCTACTGACGTAGATAGTTTTGGCGATGCGTTCACCTTTGCAGGTCAAGTTGTTGGTGAACAAATACCTCAATTAGGTCTTGGTTTAGGCGCAGCGGCATTAGCGCCTGCTGTAGCAGGAGCCACAGGTTTAGCAGGATTTGGTGTCGGTGTTGCGGCAGCGGCAGGAGCGACTGCGCCGATTTTGTTTGGTAACAACATTCAACGGCAAGAAGACGAAGTTGCAGCAGGTAGAAAAACAAGTGTAGATATTGGAGCCGCTCTTACCGCTACGTTTGGACAAGCTACGCTTGAAGGTTTAGCTGATAAGATCTTGCTGGGTGGTGTTCTACGTCCTCTTGGCAAATCAATATTTACTCGCACAGCGAGCCGTGCAGGTGGCGGTGCGACCACTGAAGGTTTAACAGAAGTCGGTCAGCAAGTGATGGAGCGAGCGCAAGCTGGTTTAGCCATCGACAGTGACGATGCCATCGCAGAATATCGTGAAGCTGCTATCGCAGGCGGTTTAATTGGTGGCGGTACACGAGCTACATTCGGTGCGTTTCAAGGTATTCCTGAAACCGGGGCTGAGAGAAAAGCTAGATTAAAAGCGGAAAAGAAAGCCGCGCTAGACGCTAAAAAGAAAGCCGCGTTAGAAGTTGAAACTGATACCGATACTGGCGCTGTAGAACCCATCGTAGATACAACAACTCCAGCACAACAAACCGAAGCAGCTCCAGCACAACAAACCGAAGCAGCTCCAGCACAACAAACCGAAGCAACTCCAGCACAACAAACCGAAGCACGGAACGCTGCAAACCCTGCGCCTCCCGAAGGTAAAGCACAAGAAACTAATGAAGCCCAAGCAGCGGCAGCGGCTGAGATAGATACCAGCACAAATCAACAAGCTGCGGTTACAAGAGAAGCTGAAAATGCGGATGGTAAAGCAGCGGCTAAAACTGATGAATACCTTAAAAAACAATCCGTTTTCTCTGCTTCAGAAGTAGAAGCAGCAATAGCCACAGATCCTCGTCTCACAGATCCTAATTTGGATGAAGACTTTATAAGACAAGAGCTAGACACAGAGTATTCTCCAGAACTTATTGAAGCAATAATAGCTAAAAAACGAGTAGGAAAAAACTTAGCTGCGGCGGCTAAGAGCGAGCAGACTGGTGAAAATATACAGGTTGATTCAAAACCAAGCCCAGAAATTATACCAGAAGAAAACAAGGTTACAAAAGAATTTTTGGTTGAAGAGTTAGGCGTCCAACCATACGCACATATCGTAAGAGGCGCAAAGCGATCCATTGTAGGGTTGTCTTCTGATGATCCAAAAGTACGTGAAGAACTAGAATTATATGTAAAGAATGGGGGTAGTTCACCTAAAGTTAAAGAATATCTAGATAAGTTGAAAGGTGCCGATGTTAAACCTATCGCAGAAAAAGCTGGAGTTAGCATTCCAAGTAGTAGAACAGGCTTGGATGGAAGCACAGGGGCACAAAGTGGAATTGACAGTGCCGAAACCCCTGTTGAACCTAACAATAAAAGAGTGGGAACAGATCTGCTGCCTTCTGGTAGAACTACAGATCCAGCAGGAGAACAGCCAAGTGCATTAGATCCAGCAAGAGAACAGCCAAGTGCATTAAAAAAAGATTCTGAAGCATTAGCGGCAGAGCGAAAGCGTATCGCCGCCGACCCAAAGTTATATGCACAAAAAATTAGAGATGCAAAAGAAGAATCAGGATACGATACACCTGCGGAAGTTCTTGTAGAGCCAGAAGAATTAAACAAAAGGAAGGCGGTTTTAGCTGAAGGGCAACCTGAACCATTAAAAGTTCCTGCACCTAAAACGGGTATTGGCGGGACAGTGACGGGGGCCGCAGAGCAAGTTATACCTGCGGCTGTACAAGTACCCGCTGCACCGCTAATACAAGCCGCGCCTGTCCCACAAGAACAGCTACAGGCAGTAGAAGCAGAGCGAGACGCAGTAGCACAAGCGCGTATTGAGCGAACATTTGAAAACAATAGGGGTAAGCAGCCACAGATTCGGGAGTATCACGACACGCAACTAGATCCACGCTCTGCGCCAGAAACCACAACTGCTGTAGATAAAGAAGGTGTTGCAGAGTTACTAGAAACCTCTGACAAAGAACTCGACGTGCAAGCTAAAGCCGCAAAGTTATACTTTAAACGGTTCCGTAGACCTGTTGATGCTCTCGCCGAAATGGGTATGGTTAGTGCTATTGGGCCAACTCAAACTTTTAAATTGGACTTTGTAAAAGACTATAATTTAGATAAAGATAGTAAACCCATAAAAACAGAAGAAGATTTAAAATCTGAAGATATGACGGCTGACTTTGCCTTCTACAAGGGCATGACTCAAAAGTCTGCTATGGATGCACGGAAGTGGGTGTTTGATAATCTGTCTCGTCAAGCCTTTGTAAAGACACGCGATGCGAATGTATTGGCACGTAGAGATACATCTAAGTTTAATCCATCCGATGCGGTTATTGCTGTAACTAAAGCAGCCAAAAGTATCAAACGCAAAGATGACAGAGCGTTTCAAAAACAAATGGATCGTGAGCTTGATGCGCTTAAACTAGAAGCACAGACTCGCGATCCTGCCGCACCAGATCAAGAGATGCGAGCAGAAGGCGCGGTTGGTGCAACTGAACTTATAAAAGGTCAAACAACTTTTGATTCTTACTTGCTTGGTTTGGGCTTTAAGAAACGCAAAGTACCCAAGCAAGATGACTATGTATTCATAGACCCTAATACTAAAAAAGCTCTAACCGACGAAGAGCTTATGGATTTCTATGATAGTTTTGCTTACACTGAAAGTGAGCTAGGTTTCCTACTTATTGATCCTGTGCATGGGCTAGATCAAGCGTTACTTCCAAGCATTCGTAACGCACTACAACGTGGGGATCTAGGTTTTGCGTTAAACGCTATAGCCTCAACAAACCAAGTTGAAGATGTTCGTAGGATAGCGGCAGCGTTTGCAAATGTTGTTGGTGATACACAAGTGCAAGTGGTTGATGATTTGTCTCAGGTTGTGGGGCGCACCGCTGCTGGTCTGTTTAGTCCAGAAACAAATACGATACAGATCGACGCAAACCGTGGCATGAATGTGCATACTATACTGCACGAGATGTCACATGCGGCTACTTCTGCTGCAATAGCTAACCCCTCATTACCAGAGACGAAACAATTACAAGCATTGCTTAACGCAGCGCGTGAGCAATTTGGTGAAGTATACGGCACAAAAAACTTGGACGAGTTTGTAGCTGAGTCTCAAGGTAATCCCGAGTTTAGAAGCGCACTTACGCTTCTTCGAGTAGATGGCGGTAAGCGATCAGGCATAGAGAAGTATTACGATGCTGTTATGCGTGTCATTCGTAAAGTGTTACGTTTATCTCCATCACCAAGCGCGCTAACAGAGATAGATCGGGTTATACAGGGGATGTTGGCTCCCTCACCCGCAACACGCGCAGCGCCAGATATACTCCTAGAAGCAGGCACAAAAGAAGGTAGTTCACGCCTCTTACAAAGCATGTCTAATTTTGATGTTAAAGACAAAGTTTTAGATGCATCGGATGTTATGTTTAACGAAGGAATAGCTAAAACTGCTAAAAGCTGGTATTTAAACGTGCTACCCGTAAATATTTTAACCGAAAAAGCACAAGATAAGATACCGTTTGCTAAAGAATTAAATACTATCATTAATCGCATGAGTGGTCGGCTTAGGGAAAAGACCGAAATTCTAGGTTCAATGACGTATGATTTAAAGCAATGGCAACGTAAAAACAAAAATCACGCTAGAACATTAGATAATATAATTCCGCGAAGCACTTATTTAAAAGTAGATCCATCCCGCACTGATAAAAAATACACAGCTACTTTTAAAGATGATAAGCAACGCATGGCTGAATATAAACAGCTACGCAAGCAGTACCTGAGTATGGATAAAAAAGGTCAGGAACTATATAGACAACTACGTAATTACTTCCAAGATACTTACGATGACATCATTGCCGCTTTAGACGCACGGCTCGCGGCTACTATTCCAGACGCAGCGGTACGTAAAACAGCGTTTGCACGTTTACGTGAGTTACTAGAAAAAGATAGCGGTGTAATTAGACCTTATTTCCCCTTGCAGCGTAAAGGTAATTACAGACTGGTGTATACTGCGCCTGATCCAGATACAGGACAACCAGAGCTGTACGTAGAATATTACCCGACCCTACGCAAAGCGCAGCAAGCCAGAGATATGGTTTCCAAAGTGGGCGGTACGGATGTAGAAGTTACTGAAGCTTCAAGAGCTATGAACTTTGAACGTGCGCCATCCACTAGCTTTGTACGTAATGTTTTAGAAACTGTACAACTGCAACGCGAAAACTTTAATTCGGATGAAGATTATAAACAGGCTATGCAGCAGCTTGTGGACCTTGCGCTTGATGCAATGCCCGAGCGGTCGTTTATGCAGAACTTTAGGCGGCGTAAAGGTATACGAGGTTTTATCGGGGATACGACACCGACAGGTATCCTTGGTCAAGAATTTGACGCATATACAATGCTTAAAGAGAAAGGCCGCGATCTTAACCGCCAGCTAGTACAACTACGTTCCGCAGCAGAAATAGAAAATTTCCGCAAGAAGTTAGCTGATCCAGAAGCTGGGTATTTAACTAATCCTGAAACGGCGATGACTGCGCAAAAACTAGATAAGATCGCTACATTTGCACAAAGCCCAAATGTACCTCGTTGGTCACAAGTTGCTACTAGCTTAGGGTTCGGTATGACTATGGGCCTCAACTTATCGTCAGCAGCGATTACGTTTTTTGACGTAGCAATGAGTGCCATGCCTATCTTAGCAGGTAAACATGGCATACGTGCTACAACAGCAGCATATGGCGATGCCATGCGAGCCTTGATGAACGCACCAACTACTCGCATTGTTATGGTGACTGGCCCAGACGGTCAGCCTGTAGAGCAAGAAATAAATATGGGTGTTCAAGGTAAAACAATCGCAAATTATACCCCTCAACAACTTTTAGAGCGTTTTGGTAAAGATGTACGCATGGATATTCTTGTTGAGAGTGGGCTGGATCAAGCTCAATTCAATCAATCTATTACACAAGAAAATTTAGATATTGGTAGGGACGCCCCGCTAGAATCTGTGAACCGTATATCTAGTTTTATGTTCCACCATTCAGAACGCATTAACAGGGAAGCAACTCTACAGGCGTCTTATTTATTAGAAGTTAAAAAACTCCTCAAAAAGAATAAAAATCCAACAGACGCAGACTATAAGCAGGCTGCACAGAATGCTATTGATGATACTGAGTTTACGTTGGGTGCAACTGCGGCGGCAGGACGCCCGATTGTAGCGCAATCTGGTATAGGTAACGTGCTATTCTTATTTAAACGCTTTGCAATCAGTAAATATTACATGATGGAGCGTCTTGCGAAAGAGAGTATTAAGACCACCAATGTAGATAAGATTATGGCTGACGAAGGTGTGTCGCTACAAAAAGCACAAGATATAGCTGACAGCAGGAAAGCTGCTCGTGCAGGATCGCGTAACTTTTTAGTGATGACGGGGATGCTGTCAGGGCTTGGTGGGATGCCGTTGATGGGAACTTTCGGTGCTATCTACAACTTGTTTAGGGATGACGACGAAGATGACTTTGAAGCCGCCACACGTAAAGTAGTCGGCGAGGGTATATACGGTGGCCTCGCAAATGAAATATTAGGTGTAGACGTAGCAAATCGTGTTTCCATGAACAGCCTACTATATCGCGCACCGATCATTGATAAAGATCAAGATGCACTTTGGACTTTAGCGGAACAGCTAGGTGGCCCTGTACTTGGCACATATTTATCTATGAGTAGAGGGGTAAAAGATGTTGCGAGTGGAGAAGTACGTAGGGGTCTTGAGGCTATGGCCCCCTCTGCTCTTCGTAACTTTTCAAAAGCGGAACGGTTTGCGCGAGAGGGCGCAACAACTCGCCGTGGTGATCCGATCACAGAAGACATAAATCCATACAATATAGTAATGCAGGCGGCAGGATTTGCACCTCAAGCATATATACAGCAGCTTGAGTTTAATAAAAACAATCGCCGTAGACAGGAAGCTATTAACAGTCGCCGTAGTAAACTACTGCGCCAAAGAAACATGGCTTACCGTGAGGGCGATTTTGAAGAAGTTCGCAGAGTTGATGAAAAGATAGCAAGATTTAATTCAGGTCTTCCAGAAGGCGCACGTAAGTCACTTATAATTGGAGATACAAAGCGCAGATCACTTGGTTCTTTTGGTAGAACTACAGAAAAGATGCGCGGCGGTATGACTTACACTCCATTTATGGAGCAAAGCTTGAAGGAATTTGACCAAGGCTTGCAACTTTACTAACAAAAAAGGCCCCCACATATAGTGGAGGCCAGTCAATGGAGAACAACATGAAGGAACAGTTGTCCCATTTTGTATATCACAAAGTTCTCCATACACGCAAACCTAGTTTTTGATTTTCTATGCAAATTTGTATATTAAACTCCCAAGATTTCATTTTTGCCACACTTTTTAATTGTTTTGCGCCCATATCGGTATTAACGCACGGTACAAAGAAAGACGAACCAACATCCATACCATCCCAATTTACAGTGATCCGTAGCCCGTCAGGGTTTAGATCATCAAGCTTCATCACCTTTTGATCCATCTTCCCCCTCGTCAAACGCTGCAAACTTTAACTCAAGAACATCTTGTGGCGGCATGTTTAGGTCAGTGCCTTTGGTAAGACGCTTCTTCACACGCTTTGCCCCCATCTTGTCTTTTAGGTCATCAACAACTGAAGCATAGTTAATTTGCTGATCTACGCACCACTCTTTGAATGGTTTAATACGTAAAAATAGTAACTGTGTATCTGGTTCGTATCTCGCTACCAACGCACCGCGAGGCGCTGCTGTTACAGGCATTAGTTGGTCTAGGCCGTTATCGTTTTTACCACGAAGATCTTCTGTACTTTCAATCTTTAATAGGTTGTTGTAGTTTTCTGACAAGTAGTTGTTTAATGTTTCTGCTACCGATGCACCGATTTCATTGACAAAACTATTTCGACGTATCAGTTCGGCAACTATCCACTTATATACTTTACCTACGTCATACTGGATGAACCCAAGCTGCTTTGCTATTATCAAGCCAGCCAGAACAACAGCGTTACCATTAGACCAAAATCTATTTTCGGGGCCAAGTTTAGCCGCTGCATCAAGACGCTCTTTAGCACGTTTAACAATAGCACGGGCCTCATCTCTATTGTTTATTATCCACTGGATATACTCCGTGCCAAGGTGCCCATAGTTCTTTTTTAGATCCTCAAGCAGATCTGAAGTATCTGCATTGTTTCCGGTTGTATGGATCATCTTAGTCACTTTAATTTCAAACAACCGCTGCATCTCTGCTTTCGGTGTAGCCTTATCCCTACTCAGAGTTTCCCACGCACTGGTATTTCCAGAGCTTAGTGCCAACAGTTTCCAAGGCTTCCCCCTAGCACGTTCTACATTTCCATTTGCGGATAGCCTGTTTTTCTGTCGCCCACCTGACACTTGGTAAACATACTCCGACATCTCTCTGCTTGTTACATTTGTCATCTCATCAGATACAAGAGGTAAACTGTGCATTACTTCACCCCGATTCATCCGTGAATTATGAGTGTCGTCTTTTTGTAAAGTCAATAATTCTGGATGCCCCCAAATCGACATAGCGGCAAACTGTGCTGTAGTTTTACCTACACCCGTACCACCGTATAGATGAACAGCCATACTATTTAATCCCGTCAATGCCATGAGTGGGGAGCCAAAACCAACACCCACAACGTATTGATGCAGTTCAAAACCCGTCCTGTTATAAAAGTTAAGTAGTTCTATACTTTTTTCTTTACTGCCATTCGGCTCAAAAGTATCCATAAGCCCTGCGGTCTTTGAGGATGGCGGGTTGTATGTTGTCTTGCTACCCTCAATAAGCTTTTCGCCAAGAACAAACTTCTCCATGTCGTCATCGACCCAACCAAACTGACGGTGCGCTTCATCTGCAACCGATGTGCGTTGTAGTTCATCTACCCATTTTGTTGTATATGCCATAAGTTTTTCTAAGCTCTTTCCCCATGCAGTGACGCCCTCATGCGCCATGCTTTTACGAAACTCTTCCCTAGATGTAATGTGCGTGAGTGGGACACTAAATTGACGCACACCGTCTTTTGGTAAGTGTAGACGAAACACCAAAGTCTCACCTAATTCCTGATCGTGCAGGCGGCGTGTAATGTATATATCGTGATGGTATACTACTTCTTCTTCGATATCACCATCATCGTTGCTTGCACGTAAAAACACGCCACCGTTTGCACCCCTGAAGTACGGTTTAGGGTACTCGGGTATATCAAAGGCTTGATCGTCCTTTTTTCCTTGTACGGGGACTGAAACACTGACTATTCCTTCACTTTCCCGAATACGTTTACCTAGTACGATTGGGGATTTTATTTCTTGCCATAATGGGCAGTCCTGACAAACACCTTCTCTTAACTCGTCAAAACGTGCGCAGGTATATGGCCCTTTAATTTCGTCAAGCTTCTTGCGCATTTCTGCTTCGCTGTAATCGGGGTGCCTACTAGATATTTTAGTCGCGCCCTCTTCACCGTCCACGCAAAACTTTGCGATGGATAAACCCGCCCTCCAAAGTGGCTCACTAACTTCTGTCTGCTTACTTGCAATATACCCAAGCTGTGCGCACCCACGCCCCGCAATAGTTTTTTGCATAATTTTTTTAAATATGTTTTCAGAATTTTCGACGTAAGCTTCGTATAGCGCGTCTGTCCCCAAGTTTATCTTGATAACTGGCTTCAAAATTACGCCAAGCTTTTCTACAAACTCAGACAGGACTACAGATTTTGGTATGTCTACACCAAACAAACTGACAGGTAGAGGTGGGTTGTCTTTGTAATTATGTGTATCTGGCACACGTAAAATACGTGCCACGTCTGCTGTGACCGCAGGGTCTGCAAGTAATCCATTGTCAGCGCAAGCTTTCTTTAATCGCTCTGCTGCGTCTAACCATATCTCCACCGAAACTGCTTCGGTCAATAGCCAATACACATGCACACCTCTACCGCTATTCACCATCAAAGGTTTAGGTAGAGAGAGTTGTTTACAGAAACTACGTAACGCACTTACAGCGAGCTGCTGCGTAGGATATTCTTTCGACGGTCCAACATCCAAATCTAAAAACAAAGATTTAAATTCTTGTGCGTTGTCGCCTTTTCGGTTGGTCGGCTCTCTGAAGGTTGCAAGCGCAAAATAAACGTCTAACCCATCATTGTCGAACTTGTAAGCTGCGCGTTCAACTTCTTCGATGGTATCGTAAAACTTTTGTATTCTTATATCGTCTTCGCTTCGTGCTGCAAATACACAATAGTGACCACTACTGCTGAGTACCCCTTCTAAAAATTCTTTGGTTCCCATTTCTCTGCTCCGTATGTCGTGACGGATTGGGGGTCAGTCCAACCCGCCACGACAAATCTATCGTTGATGACCCCAACTGTTAGACCTTAGTCGTCCCAGTCATCAACGATAGCAGAAAGGTCGTCATCATCAGAGGGAGCAGGCACCTCTTTCTTTTTTGCGACCTTCTTCGGTTGCGGTTCAGGTTCCGATTGCGGTGGATCATAAATATCCACTTCATCGTCTTTTACCACACCCCCCCGCGCTTGAACTCCATCAGCTTGTGATACCGTTAGAGTAATAGCATCAATAGCTTCTGCGCTATCTTTTGCCTTTACAGCTTCATGTAGCTCTTCTTCTGTTAAAGGGCGAGCTGCTTTAAAGAATAGTTTTGGGGTATCGCTATTCTCGTCAAAAGCCATAGTAGTAACTACTGCAATGGATGGAGTTTTATGAGCTTTTAAGTGTCTAACATATGCTTGCATACCCATCTTACCATTTTTGGCATCACCAAAAATAGAGGTTGCGGGTAAAGACAGTTGGTAAACTGTCTCCATGTCACCCTCTAAACAAACTGCTACACGTTGAGAAAACCTACAAGCCTTGGTTTCTCCCTGACCAGAACCTTTAATGTTTTGAGGACACTCCATACAACGAGACGCCTGCATCTGATCTTTTGGTACATCAGAAGAAGGTTTTTGTGTGTCAGGTGACCAACAAGTAGGTGCGGAAGGATTTTCAGCATCGTAAGATCCTGAGTAGTAAGTACGTGATAATTTAGCAGCGTTTACAATAACTACATTTAAAAAACCATCGTTCTTAATGTTTATTTGTTCACCACCTACGATCTGGCGAAAGCGACCGCCCCGCAAACTAATTCGGCGAGATCTATTGCTATTAGAACCACCTGATAAATTATCATCAACGCCCTGTAATTGTTTGAACAGATCGCTGGATACTAAGGAGTTGCCCCCTTCAAAAAGAGTCATGTCTGACATACTGTTCTCCATTAATTTTCAGTAAGAAGGGCATCATCTTGCCCCTTTTCTTGCGCGGCTGTCAACGCCGCTTCTACATCATCAAGCCTAAACCGATATACTTCGCCGACTTTAATGTATGTATTCGCAGGGATCGCGCCTGTTTGCATCCATTTTCTAATAGTAGAAATAGATACTTGGAAATAATCCGCGACCTTGTTTATGTTTGTATACGGGGTTTCTACATCACTCATTTTTTTCTCACAGAAATAACGTACTCAGAATCCACGTTTAAACCCGAAGGCATTTGGTCTGGGTTCTCTTCAAGAAACTGTCGTACATGGGTTTGATTTAAACGCTTCTCAAAAAACTCAGGAAGATTATGATCCATGATAAATTTGTGCATAGATCCCCAATCATTTGTCCAGTAGCGCGATTTAATTGTACGGTAAAACAGGCCCGAGGATGTTTTGACGCTATCGACATTATGCTCTTTGCAATGGTCTAGCAGTGCGCGCTTTAGTTTATCCTGCTTACTCGCAAGTTTGTCATCTTCTTCAGCAAATTGTGCCTTCAATTCTGACCGTTTGGAACGTATGTTTACATACGCTTTGACCAACTTTTCGACAGTCACCGCCATCATTATTCTCCGTTTTATATTTATGTTACTGTTATATGGTAACTTATAATACTTAGTCAAGTATTTCTTTGTATAAATTTATCATTTCTGCGTGTATGTTGATACGCTCGTCTAGAAGGCGGTAAATACGTTTTTCTGCGTTCGACCCCGCGAGCTGTATAACTGTACATTTATGCTTTTGCCCTGACCTGTGGACCCTTGCATTTGCTTGCGCGTAGGTTTCCAATGAAGGTGTCGGCCCCCACCATACCACAGTGTTTGCCGCAGTAAGTGTGACCCCATGTGCCGCAGCTTGAGGTTGGATTACTAACACTTCTGGGTGTTTATCATTTTGAAAGCGGGCGAATATCTCAGTCCTTTTAGACGCAGGAACATCTCCTCGTATGATTGCTGACGTTATGCCGTCAGATGTCAGCTCTTCTACAAGCATATCGATTGTATGCTTAAATGGTACAAATATTAGTACCTTCTGACTACTCTCGTTTATAACTTCTTTAAGTGCTTGGTATCTGTTTTTAATATCAAACCGCACTGTATCACCATCGTCAGTGTATACAGCCCCCGCTGATATTTGTAGGAGTTTATTCATACTTATCGCAGCGTTTGTGGCGGTCACTTCTTCCCCTGCCACTTCCATAACCATCTTTTTTCTGAGCGTTTCGTAGTATTTTGTTTGCTGCTTTGTCATTTCAACAAATCGTTTCGTGTAAGTCATGTCTGGCAAATCAAGACATTCGTCTTTAGTAAAACGTATTGCTGGCTGCAACACTTTGTAAACGGTATCTTTTGCTGTTTCTTTTGGCTTCCAAGTAAATTGTGTCACTTTCCACATCACCATATCACGCCACGACCCAAAGAACCTTGGAACTGATAAGTGGTTTACCATTTTAGCTAGGCCATACGCATCAAGTGGTGACTGTGCGGCAGGAGTACCTGTCATCATCCACAGCCAATCATCTTCTCCTATGAGCTTGTTAAGGGTTTTCCAACGCTTAGTTTGCGCGTTTTTATAATGGGTGGCTTCGTCTACAATAAACAGATCAAACCCACCGTTAGCTATTTCTTCCTTCACAATGTCAATGCCATCATAATTAATTACAACGAACTCAGCGCCACTATTAATTATCTTCTTACGCTTTTCTTTACCGCCGTAAGCAACGTCTACAGTGCGGTGCATGGCAAAAGAGAATAGATCGTTACGCCATGCGCTATCCATAATAGATAGTGGGCAGATAACTAGAACTCTATTTACCTTCCCTTGCTTCATCAAGTAATCAGCCGCCCATATAGCAGAGGCCGTTTTACCTGTACCCTGCTCATTAAAACAGAAAGCTTTCTTATTTTTAGTAAGAAATGCAGCAGTGTCTTTTTGATGTTCGTAAGGCTTGTATTGTCCGGGCCAGTTGTAACGTCTAGTAATAGGTGACGGTGCCTTTATATTTAATCTTAATAGTTTGTGAACTTCATCAAGTCCCCAGTTTACGATAACTTTATTCATAGACAACTCCCTGCTTTTAGGGATTATTGTCGTGATCTGTTTAGGATTACGGACATTTAGCAGTAACGCTTTATCCCTTATAATTTCCATACTGTTCTCCGTGGTAGTGTTTCACTACCGTTTCTTCTTGGGACTGCTCATAGCACCGCCAGCGGCTCTATTTTTCTTGCGGCTTTGTACTTTTACACCGTCTTTATTTTTGCCACCCTTACTGAGCGGTTTCTTGTGCGCGATATCTTTACCCTCGCGCTTGTCGGCTTTGCCGTTCTTGTTGGCATCCTTGCCAGTCTTATCCATCTTACGCCGCGCACGTTGCCGCTCCATGCGATCCTCGTGTTCACCTCTTTCTTTTTGTTGCTTATATTCTTTTTTGTACGGTCTTGGTTTGTTTTTGTAAGGCATTAGTTATTCCCGTTATGTGGACATTCTAAAACTTTGCAGTGACGTTTGCACAAACCAGAAGGACGTGGATTCCAGACATCTGTGTCAAACGCTTTCTCCATTCTACCATAAACTCCCAACCATTTCTCCCAAAGATTAGGTTCAGAAGAAATTTCATACTCTTCTTTTATCAACTTGTTTGCTACTACAAATAGTAGCCCAGCCTTAACTTTTTTAACTTCTGGATAATGTTTAAATATTGTCAGGGCCATAAGCTCAAGCTGACCTTTATCTGCATACCTTGCAGACTTACCTGTCTTATAATCTATTACCCACGCAATTTCAGCTAACACATCTACAATTATTAAATCCGCAATGCCCCTAAACCAAACACGATCATTAAAGAAATCGCATGGTTTTAAATCAGCCGTTAGACCTAACTTCTTTTCACATATCTTAACGCCGCGCTTGTTGTTCAAAGCGTCAAGGGTGGCTCTAATAAACTCAAATTGTGGAGGTAATGCGGTACTCGACCCAATATAATTTTCACATGCTTTGTGAAACTCAGTGCCATATCGCATGGCCTCAGTTTCTTCAAAAGGATATTGTTTTAATATCTTTTCATGGTAGAATTGTTTTGGGCACGTTTCAAAAGCTTTAGCTTTACTAAACGACCAAGGTGCTATGCTCACTCACAATCTCCGTATGATTTACCTGTGCCGCTCTCGCAATCTACAGGTAGGCCCACTGCCCAGTCAGGCGTCCATCGCATACAATCCTCAATAAACGCTTGCGCTTCGGGTACTTCTTCATCCTTCACACAGCAAACAATCGAGTCGTGTACGGTAAGCACAACCTTGCGTTTCTTACTTATTCTTAACATTTGCTCACCTATAATACAACGTGCTAGTGCTTGGCACACGTTCTCAATTACCTTACCGCCGTATATTCTAGTACGCCCACGTCGAGTTTTATAACTATACTCAAGACCTTTTTCACCTTGTTCACTATTTAGATTATCATAAATAATACTAAGGCCATTAGGCATAACTAATGAACTGCTATCTCCCGATACCTTAACAACGCCCTTTCGACCAAACATAGCAGATCTACCATTGGTAAGCTGCTGCACCATGTAATGGGCATCGCGCCATACCTTACTAATTTTATAGTTAGCATCGCGGTAAATTTTTATAATTCTTCTTGCTTCGTCAGGTGATACTTCATACCCAAACGTCTTTAATTGTGTGCCAAACTTCTCAGCCCCCATGCCGTAGCCTGCGCCAAGGATAGTAGTTTTACCTACAAAGCGTTGATCTTTCGTAACGTCCTCTTCTTCACATCCATATATACGTGCAGCCATTTTTATGTACACATCCTCACCGTTTGCGAATGCAGTTGTAAGATCATCTTGCCCTGCAAACCATGCCAGAACTCTAGCTTCAATCTGCGCGCTGTCTGCATCTATGAGCGTATAGCCTTCGGGAGCAACCAATGCTTTTTTCAGCTTCTTTGCATTTGGCCCACGGCTCGGTAAATTTTGTAAGTTTATCTTATCGGCCCCGCCCCATCTACCTGTGTGAGCAGCGTAGTATCTAACAGGGACCGGAAGAAGCCCACGTTTACTAATAGATATAAACCTCTCGGTGCGTGTTTCCTCTAAGGTACTTTTGCTACCCAAACGTGCAGCGACTAAAGTTTGTACCCTATCATCTTCATGTTCTTGTAAGGCTTTAAAACCTTCATCAGCTTTGGCTAAAGCGTATGTCTGCTTGCCTGTAGTTGGGCTTATTTTCATAGGTGGTTCCACACCAAGCTCTCTTAGCATGTCGGCGAACTTAGGGTTTGACATCAAATCTTTTTTGTCGGTGACATTTGCGTCGCGCAATAGTTTGTCTTTGCGTTCACGAGTGTCTTCTAAATGCTGCTCAAGCAATCCTAAATCCAAATCTAATGTGGGTTCAATGAACATCCGTAGAGTTAAATCAATCAACTTTAATTCTTGTCGAGGGAACGCCTGCCCCATAATCCTAAATAAATTATGAGTTAAATCTACATCGTTTTTTCCATATTCGCCGTAGCTTGCAAGCTCTTGTACAGTAAAATCGGATTGGCGTTTACCTTTAGCGTTATTAACTTCTGTACCTTTAACACCTACGCCGTAGCGTTCCGCTACCGCTTTTAAAGAAGCACTGGTTTCTATACCGTGTAGGGCACGGCTCATACACATTGTATCAAACCAAACTTTTGGTTTTACACCGTACCGCCATGAAAGTATTGCGCCATCAAACATAGTGTTATGGCAAAGTATAGCACTGTTAGAGAAGTCTATGTGTGATAGTAAACTTTCTATTAGTGCTGGTCTGGTAATCCATTTAGTAGGCTTACTGTTCTTTTTAATCGCAAGGCCTATAACCTCAAAACGCTTATCACGCACGTATTCTTCAGTCGTCATCTTCGACAGGCTGTACTCCTTGTCGTAGTACGTCTCGAAATCCAACGTCACTATGTCCATCTTCGTCGTTCTCCCACGGTGCTTTGGATAGCGTTACTTTTTTGTCGTTGAAGCGAGCGTCATAAACACCCGCCCCAATCTTTGCTTTCTTGGACTTACTAGGCTTACTAGGCTTACGCACGTAAGGCACTGGCAATCTCTCCACCGCAAGCCATGTACCCTGCACCATCAACCCAATTATCTTTAGACTTTGGGTTAGACTTTATCCGCGCAACCTTGAGCAGGTTCATCATAACCGCAACATCTGTCGGGGTTATTTGCGCATCCAGATGCACAGACCAGTATCGCGAAATGGTGTTGAAGTTAGTCTCCATGTCACCATGCTCCGCAGCGCGATCCTTCGTCACATAGTCTTTAGCTGTGTCGAGGACTTCGGAACGTGTTACAGTTAGATTTACTTCTTCCAACACCTCTTTCGGTGTGCCGATCTTTTTCTTTAGCAGGTGTATATAAGATGGCGAACACTTACACGCTTTAGCAATTTTTGCATTAGAGGCCGTTGGATGCTTCACAATGTACGCCCAAACCTTTTCTGCTTTCTTACCCATAGCCATTCTCCTTTAAACTTTAGGGTTTAAGCGGCTTCTTCATCTAAGCCACGTAATTTATGAACGAGTTCTTCCATTGGAGTAATGTCGTAACCGGAGTGTTCAACACACCCACGATAACGTGAAATCCATGCAGCCATAGCCTGCGCTGCCTGTAATCTTAACTCCTGTTGAGAAGTCTCACTATTAGGATCAAAGGGTACGTACCCGCCCCCCTGCTTCCTATCTTTCATAGGGCTAATGTAAGCAGGGTAATCTGCTACTTTAATCCTAACTTTAACATCTTTTGTCACTTCATGTTTTACAGTTATACGTAAACCACGAATTAACCCTGAGATACGATCTTTCTCGTATTCTTCAATCTTCTTATCATCAGAAGCACCAAAGACATACTCGTAAAATTCGTGATTAGGTTTTTCTTTTAACCAAACACGTATGTCTGCAACATCTAAGGTATTCTTACCCGTTTCTGATGCATATTCATTTATAAGCCTTTGCTTATCACTCTTCTTAAAATTCATATCTTCTCCAATCCAAATTATATTCTAGTGCCTAGCCCGACCGTGCCCCGCCGCATCGGGACGTGCCATAACCGCCTAACCCCACCGCGCCTAAACTGACCGCACCTAGCCGTGCCGTGACCGCCTTGCCAAAACCACACCCAAACTCACCCAGCCTCACCTCGGCTACCATGCCTCACCGAACCGTTCCCCGACCGCCTTGCCGCAACCCGCCGTTCGCCACCTCGACCCAACAAGCCTTAACTTGACCGCCCTGCCGCATCCAAACAAGCCATCCAGACCAAACCAAACCGCGCCGAGCGCGCCGCGCCTAGACCGCCTAGCCAAACCGTTGCCTAACCTCGCCTTGCTATGCCACACCATGACCGCCGTGCCACGCCCGTCCGTGCCTTAACCCAACTCACCGCGCCTCGACCGCCAGACCGGACCTAAACGGACCCAGACAGGCCTCAACCTAACACGCCTCGACCGCCTTGACTGACCACACCCGACCCGACCAAACCGACCCGAACCACGACCGCCTGAACGCGCCCCACCTGAACGAAACGTACCTCTCCATACCGCGCCTCGACCGCCTTGCCGCACCGTAACTCTCCACGCCCAACCATATCGTACCGGACCCCGACCAAATAAAGTGATACCGCTGCTTGCTTATTCTGCGGCTATCTGAACGTCTGGATCAAACCTACGATCCATCTCAGATTTAACGTACTCAACTAGATCCGCTGTAACTTCGTCAGCATATTCAGGGTTGCTCATAGCCGCCTGTTGGACCTCACGCCCCTCAGACATCAACTCTTGCCAAACTTTTTGTGGAGAGCTACCGTCTGGCATAAGATCAGTCCAATCATCATGGCCGTCTTCGTCCATTGTACCTACAACAAACGTGCCGTATGAACCGCGACCTTTCTCTTGTCGAAAATCGCCAATGCCAATAATTGCGCCTGCATTGCTGAGTAATGAAACAATACCATAAGCACTTAAAGTCGGTTGGACATAAGCGATATCAACTTCCGCACACCAACGCGGTAAATAACAACGTGTCCTCACATCTGGGGTACGTTTAATATCTGCCGTGCGAACAATGTCAGTTTTTAATTGTGGCTTACCCCAAATTTGAATATGAGTTTGCGGCATAAAAATCAAACGCTGCACGGATGCTTTAGATACGTTCTCCGTTTCTAGGGCCGCTGTAGCCATAGCTGCTTTAACCCCCGGTGCAGGGAAACACAACATTGTCTCCCCAAAATCTTTTTTGTACGCGGAATCATAAAACTCTTTAACAGGATCGTGCTTCATTCCTGTGCTTTTCTTCCCTTTTATTTTTTCTTTAGGCGCAGCAAGATCTCTCATTGTCTTTGCACTCATGCTGTTAAAGTACAACGGCGTTGTACCAACCATCCGTAAACGAACACGCCCTTTTTTAAACTGACTGATTTGCAGTGTTTGTGCAGAGGGTTCTACTATTTTCTTTTCTGTGATAGCCATGTTTGCTATTCTCCATTTAGAGTTTTTTAAAAATCGCCTCTATGAGGCTCATACTTTCTTCATTGATAACCAGTGCTATACCACCTGCCTCTATGATATCGTGTAGGTTCTTTTGCTGTAATGCAGTGGGTTTATTTTTCCCCGCTTTGCATTCAATCCCTACAAACTTACCTTTGTGACAAACGATTATATCGGGAACACCACTACGTCCGTATCCACCTGTGACAGGATAAAAATAATACGCACCCACTTCCTTCAGGATACTTACTACTTTTTTCTTTACCTTGGCTTCCGGTGTCATAAACCCCCCTAAGAACTGGCATCGACGAGGGCGATCTCCCGCCCCCGCAATGGTAGTGAAACACTACCTTTCGTGGAATAACCAAAAAGTATTTGTATCTATACGCCGACCAACACCTTTGACTGTCTCAGTCGGTGGTTTATCGCTAGTCATAGTTAGTACAGCTACCTTTCGTTGTACCCACTCGGGTGTGTCACACATGTTTATATAGTCACCTAATGCTGCCGCGTCAATAGCTTCTAGGCCAAAACATGTTATTTCTACTTTTCCTGTATTAGGATGTAGTAGAACGCGATAAGTCTTGTTATCACATACACTCACGTAGTGTCAAACACTTTTAAGAAAAAATATGGTTTCAGTAGCGCGATAGCCAACACCCGCAACGTACCGACCTTGTTCCACCATTGACAGAACCGCCATCTTGCCAGATATTTCTTCGGGGATATCCTCTTGAGAATATACCTTTACTTCATAATTTTCTTTATATTCCCAAGAAGTAGTCAGGTGATCTACATTTACACCTTCTGCCACACGGTATTTAGGTTTACCAAAGGTACTAATAGCTTCAACGAACAGCATGGGCTGTGCTTCAGCCTTAGATGTTGCCCTCACCTCGCTAATGTTTGCAAACATACTCGACAACTTCTCTCCCAGTGTTGGGTTTAGAAACGTGTGTCCGGTATCAACTAGGTGTCGTAGTTCTTCTTGTATTTCATTTGGGCGTAGAATGTCTGCATCTAAGGTAAAAAGTTTGTCTATCATTTTCCTTTTGTCAGTTACCACAACGTCTCTAGCTTCAGAGACAAACTTACGCCGCTGTCGCGCACAGTTACTACCTGTTATCCGCATGACATGCTCCACGTTTAATGGTCTAAGCGCGGAGCAGGCTTTTACCGCTTGCTTTAGGTTTATAGATAACTTCATGTTTTGCCGACGACCAGAAGCGTACTTACAATTTTCAATATGTGGCGAAAATATTGCGTACCTGTTTACCCCATCACCTTTGTCCATAAAGTTACCGAAACCAATATACCCCATACAAAAGCTGTCGCCCTCACGAAACACCCACATAGTTTCAGCATTACGTGAAACTGTCTGATAACTTTTCATCACAAGTTTTAGTTCTTTCGCAAAGAGTAGTAGCTTGTCATCGTGGTACTGTTGGGGGTACTTTGAACCTTCTTCCTTAGCTTGGCTCACTGTTAGTAAATTTACATAAATACTCATTAGTCATTCTCCATTTTTATATTATGATTTGAAACCAAGGTGCTTGTTCACCCAGTTATTGTATTTGTTTCGTATTGCTGACAGATCCTCCTTCGTCTCTACTTTTTGCACTTTGTAAGTACAGTTTTGCCACCAACCCTCACTCGTAGTTTCCGCGAACTCTACAAACAGATGCAGGCGCAGCGGGTGTTTGGGGTCTGTAATTATACTCCTACAATTCTTCACATTGTAGGTATCTCTGGATCGTATGTACCCGATGTTCTCTGGTGTTGAATAATATTCATACGCCTCGGTGCGCATCTTTCGGGTGTAGTCGTTATCTGTAAGCGGTAGCATGTTTGCGATCGTCATACCCCACTCAAAGAACTCTCTCAGCGGCTCCTTGAACTTGGCTTTCAACGCCTTGTTGACACGCGGCGGTATCGGCAGATCCTCGCCTGTTTCTGGATCACGCAGCCACTTCCCGTCAGGAGTTAGATTGAAGGCTAACGCCGTGTTGTCTTTGCGGTGCGTAAAATCTTTCCAATGGGGTTTTATATCTTTTGGCACGGTTCTGCCTTTGGCTAGGAAATGTCTATCGTTATCCCCGTAATTACTGGTCAGACTGATATACTGCTTCCCGTTGTACACTAGGAAGTACATACCTCTCGGTCGGTGACGTAATAGGAACTGATACCTACTGACATGGTTCCACGGCCCTGTACCGTTGCGTATCTTAACGCTTGTGGTTCCGTCACGGTGCTTGCGCCACACAACAGCCGCATAAAATTCGGTATCCGCTTTGGTAACGGTTCTGTCGGTTCCCCACGTTTTGAACACGGGGTCGCCAAAGCAATACCCGTCAAGAAGCGCATAGCAGTAATCGCTGAGTTTAACGATGCGCTCCCACTTACGCTTACGATCCCCGATGGGTCGGATATCTTCCGCTTTGGTGTGGCATTTCGATATCAAAGGTTTGACAGCATTGTAGTGATGCTCCACCTCTGCAAAAGTTTGGAATGCTGAGTATGTAAGTGCCATTAGTTATTCTCCTGTGTTGGCCGTGTTTTCGGCCTGATTATATTTGAGACGCCCTCCGATACTTCGCAGAACATCATTATGTTATTGCCGTACAAGTCGTACAACTCGTCGTACAATGGTGCTGCAATACCGTTTTGCATCACCGCTCGGCAGTCGGCTTCGGTTTCAAACCACACCACTGCCTCAACTTCTTTACCCTGCAACTCGTAGTGCAAGATCAAAGCTGTAAAAAATTCAATCATCATAATCCCTTTCGATTTCGCCAAGCCCATCGCAGTTACGACAATCACGCTCATACTCCTCTTTGTAACCGTATGGGTTGTCCTTACTCATCATCACGTTGCGCTCAGCGATTTCTTTACCTACGCCTTTACATTCGGGGCAGCGGATGAACGGGTTATCTACAAAAATATTGCTCATCATACACCGTCCATCTGGTATGGCATCCGATCTTTCGAAGGCCGAACATCGTCCACAGTTGGTGGTACAGGACCGACAGGTCCGACAGGTCCGACAGTACTATCACTTGACGAGTTCTCTCTGCGCTTTACCCAATATACAAAAGCTTGATACGAGTTAAATCCCAACAGTTTAGCAGCGGCTGTCTTACAACCGTGACCTGTACCTACCTGACGCATTGCTTCATCAATGTAGAGGTTGGCGAGTTCCTCCATAGCTAGTTTCACGTTCATATCATCCCGAAACGTGTAAAGTGTCGGGTCGGTTTGTTTGGGTTGCGGCAGTACATCCACCGCGCCCCCGTTAATATTGATTACTATCTGCATTACATATCCCTTGAGTTAATGTGAATTGTTTTACCTACGTCTGCGGTCTTGCTGCTGTTGTCCATGACGCACCAAAGCACAGGCATACTCCACTCGCCCCAACCGTTATACAAATCACCATCGGTTAGAACGATACATGCCTGCGCGTTGATAGCTTCGTCACGAATGTACTCGGTGACACATCTAACATTTGTGCCCCCGCCACCTTCTGGTTTGGTTGACTCCACGATAGTTTTCAAATCTTCTTTATCGTACTTCTCGTCACGACATATCTTTGTGTCCCAATAAAGAAGCCTCACCCCGTCAGGTTGTACCGTGTCGCAGATAGATTTTATTTCAGATAGAAATTGCGTAATCTCACGCTGCCCAATCGAACCAGACGTATCAACAGCTAACACCAGTTCTCCAACAGTTTCGGTGACGCCGCTTGGCATGTAGATACCTAGTGACAGGAACCTACGATTAGGCTTGCGGTATGTACTATAGTCTTTGCCTGTGCATGTATCAGATATAAAATCGCGTAACGCTTCGCGCCAATCAACTTGTGCTTCCAACAATTCGCTGAAATCACGCGCACCGCCGCTACCCATCTTACCCGCAATTAGTGCGCCTTGACGAATTGCCTCGTCAAGTTCGCGCCCCAATGCACGTTTTTCTTCAGGCGTTAATTCCTTCGCTCCTTCCCAGTCGTGAGTGTCAAATGGTGACTGTCCGTTTGGTAGTGTTTCACTACCTTGATTAGCGCCTGCGCCATCTTCACCGCTGTCGTTAGGTATTCCACGCGGCGGCGGAGGTGGGGTTGGTAAGTCTTGACACAACAAGTTGTAGACCTGTGCGCTGTCCATGCCACGATATTTCTCGTCGTAACAACCCTTCTCCAACTCACCTGTCATAGTCGCAAACCCATCTTGGTTTTCGTCAACAATCTGAAGGTTACTCACAAAGTCATTTGCACAGTTTGCGAGAAATGGATTTTCTTCGTACAGATGAAGCCATATGATAAGATGTTTGTACAACTTGTGCCACACCTCGTGAAGCACAAGAAAACGTAGTTCTGCGTCGTTAAGCTTCTTAACAAACTCACGTCCATACCACTCGTCACGTCCATTAGTACATGCGGTGGGCACACTAGGATCGTCTACAATAATGCGCTTACCAACCATAAGCACTGGTGCTAGAGCCACGTATTTTTTGTGGCCCATAATAGCAACGACCGCTTTGTCCAGTCGTTGCTCCTCTGTTAGATTTTGCATAAACATTAGTTATTCTCCTTATACTTTATCCGCTGTGTACAGATGACTGTTCTCCATAGCCCAGTCTGTAAACTTCTTGTTAGTCATAACCATTGACTGCTTACTGTACTTCGCTGAACGAACACCGTTAGCAAACATCGCTTGCGCCTCGGGGTTCAGTCGTGGCAAATAATCCATCCAAGCGTTAATCCATTCTTTCTCCAACGCAGACAGAGTTCTGTACACAACCATACAGATGGCTGCGGCGCTGTCGGGTACTTTAGCGTTCTTCGGATCATCCTTGATAGACTGCAAGCTTGGTAGCTGATCGGCGATCTTCACGAACGCCATCAGATCCATTGCACCGCGATCACCAATCGTACCCATGAGAGCAGCGACAAGCGTTTGGTCATCCAGATGTTCCCGGGCCAACAGTATGTCAGATGACGCATGTAGAGATCTTGGTGTGATGAACGCCGCACGTTGTGATTTTGGATGGAAGATGTATGGGTTCTCGTCAGGATCTTTCACGTCCTCAAATGGTTGCAACAGATGCGGATTGTCTCTGATCCAACCAAGCAACGTGTGATCCCAACCATCGTTGATACCAAACTCAATCAACTCCATGTGGTCAGTCTTGCGAACCTGCACAACCGTTATGCGGTTACGTGCATGAGGTGGCAACAAGTCGCCAACTCCCTCGCTCCCCTTGTTAGTCGTTGCAAAGATAATGCTGTCGGGGTGTAGTGAAACACTACCAATTTTACGCTCTAGCATCAGACGCAACATGCCCAACTTGACAGCAGGATTGGCTTTACCAAACTCGTCAACCATCAAGATGATCGGTTTGTTGTAATGCACACCTAGTTCTTCGTTGGGTGCCATCCTCACACAGCCCTCAGTCTCGACTGAGTTCATGTTTGGGATCATCAGATCGCCAAGATCTTTTGTAGTGCAGTCAAAGTACACGCCGATATGTGTTGGCAGTTCTTGCTGCAACGTCTTTAGGGTTGATGATTTACCGTTACCCATATCACCCTGCATTAAGACAGTACGCTTTTTACCGATTGCCTTGATAAGTTCCACGCATTTGTCGAGTGGTAGTGCGTACATATTTTGTGCTTGATTAGTCATTTTGTGTTCTCCTACTTCTTAGCTTCTGCAAGATACAAATTGCACAGACGTTCAACCGCCTGCTCTTTTGTTAAGTTAAATCCCAACTGCTCACTCATTATTGTGCGTACTTCTTGCACTCTGGCGTCAGGGGTTGATTTGATTTCTACGTTAAAAATGCCCATAGTTTTCTCCATTATATATCTAGGCTAGGAAGCGCGGAGATTGCTTTGTCCACCGCTGCTTTGGTTTCGGCGCGGAACGTACTGTCCTCACGCAAGGCATCGGGCGTTACACCCGACATGGCTTCTTCCAGATTGTCAGCCATCGCTCTCATCTGGACAGAATTTGTTACATTGCATCCGCGCAATAGTTCGATCATCTCGTTGACGTTACCAACCAAAGTGTCACGAAAGATCTTCTTCTTCTCATGTTCTTTGTAGTCGAGACGCTCAGACATCTTTTGAAGGTACTTGTGTAGACGTGTCCACACGTCATTCATTGCTCGCTCGTACTGCTCGGTGTAAAATTCTTCGTATTTTTGTTTCATCTCAGCCAACGCTTCATTGCCAATATCCACACGGAAGTCACCCGAATCAGGTAACGGCATGTACGATAGCTTGAAACGAAACTTACGTGTCAGCTCTTCGAGCGTGGGGTAATCATCATGTGAGAACAAGTGCCCAAGCTTCAACTGCATATCAATCACGGCATCGTTGTAATTGGTAAGCACTGCGGAGACTAGACGCTCAAACTCGTTTTGCATCTCGGTCATGGCTTGGTTGTACTTGAAGTACTGCGCTGTCGATACCAGACGTAAACCAGAGTTTGACCACGGCAATGTCATGTGAGAATGCATGTCACGAGTTGCCGACACATGACGTGTAACGGCTCGCAGGTCGGCGTTGTCGTGCAGTAGATCTTTGATCGCACGTACAGAACCTTTGATAGCGTTGTTGCTATGCGCGACTTCATCAGAGGCGCGCTTGTCTTTCTTGCTGCCAATCCAATGTGAGATGTTCAACTCAATAAGCATTGCAGACGATGCAAGCGTTGGTGCAAGCACATTGTGTAGTGTTTCACTACGGTTAATTGTTTGTATATTATCAAGTGCGGGTACCATGACCATGATTATTCTCCAACATATTTGTTTAGACCTTTGAGGTCGTTGCGGTTTGTCACAAGGGTTGCCCCTTGCTTGTGCGCGATAGGTGCGATGCACCATGACGCACGTTGTTGCTCGGCGCGGATGTCACCGCAGTCGAGACAAAAGTTAATGCCAAGTTCGCGGCGGCGTTGGTCGTATGCTTCGCCACACAAGGCACAGATTGCTTTCTTACGTGCCATGTTGTTCTCCATTGTACTCGTGCATCAGGCACTCGTTGATTTCTAGATGATCTAAAAGGGGCCAGACATCATCCTTTGTCTTTAGCCAGACAGTATATCTGTCGGTAGTGTACCAGTTCACGCGATGCACAATCTCATACCACATGCTGTTCTCCATTGTTTTCGGTAGTGTTTCACTACACTTTTGTTGAGGCAGGGTTGCCGTGTCGTTGTCAGTCTCCTGACAACTTATATGTATAATATCACATAAGATGGTAAATGTCAAGCTTTCTGATGTATAGTTTGTTTTCTGACGTGGGTATATATTGTTCGTTTTATGGTAGTGTTTCACTACAATACTGGCGCTAGAGTAATGTTCGTTAATGTTCGTTTAGTGGTGGCTGTAAGTATTTGATTGTAAAGTAATGTTCTAAAGTTCTTTTGTTCTTGGGTTATGAAGGGGGGGTAGGATTGTATTTGCGAGCCGAACAATCTCAATAAAGAGGGGGTCGCGTATGAAGTGTATCTTTTTAAATTGCGAACATTAGGAACATTAGGAACATTATAATAAAATCAATAACTTATTTTTATGCAAAAACGAACATTAGGGAACTTCTTTGCGAACATTACAAAAGACGCAATGCTGCTTCGAGAACTGGCTTCGATAAGGTAGTGGATCACTACTCTTTTCCAGACTGTTGTATATGACACGCCAACTTCTTTTTGTGTGGTGTGGAACAGAAGGGGCCAACTGGTCGGCTAGGACGCAATGCTGCTTCGAGAACTGGCTTCGATGGGGTAGTGAATTACTACCAAAATGAAGACACAAAAAAAGCCCCGAACCTTTCGGCTCGGGGCGGTAAGTTAGATAAAAAGTATTGTCAGTGTGAACAGTGTTATCGCGGCGGTTGCCGCAATGTAAAACCAGACTGTGTATGCGAAACCCCATACTTCAACTTGTTCTCGTATGATGCATTTAATTCTAGCAATGTTATCCATGTTTCCATCCCATAAATATCGATAAGATAGTTTCGACTATTAAGCAATTGATTGCGCGGAACCCGCGCAATCAATGCCAGCGTATACTTGCTGATGTGCTGCATTAGCCAATAGCTTTTATTAGCGTATTCAACATTTGGATCATGTCATCCATTGCCATATCAGACTGGAATGTTTCAGCCTTTTGCATACGCTTAACGCAGTCTTCAAGGGCTTCCCGAACAACGGCTTCCTTAGAACGTGTTCTAGCATCCGCGCCCTGCTTGCCTGATGCTATCTCTGCATCAATCTCTTCACGTTTGCGCAGAGACGTTTGCATGTTACCGATTATGCTATTCGGCTGACGTTTCCAATAGGCTCTATTCTGCCCGTCTACTAATTTGTCACCCGCTGCTTTGGCTGACAATTCAAGTAAATCTTGAACCCCTTTCGGGAACCCCGCGAATATGCAGCTCTTGACCCAATTGAATGTTTCAACAGACGCTGTTGAACCCTCGCTGGTCGGCGATATCAAATCAGTACTGGCAAAATTGCTTGCCACGAATAGATCTAACAACTTGGCTTTTGCCTTATTGTCTTTATGGGCAAGGTTTGCGACTGCTGAAATTTGCTTGCCTAGTTCGTCGTTCAGTTTTGGTGTATGTGTCATGTCATATTCTCCTATGTAACATGATTAAGGTTTAATCAGTGGCGTCCATCGCCGCCTGACAAGAGCTTTATACGTGATATGTCACCTTGTGTCTTAGTATCAGCCGCGCCAGATGGTAGATAATTGTAAAATGTAGTGAACCACTACCTTTTTGACGCTAGGCGTAACCCCACCTACCCCCGACCCCCCCTGTACGACACGCACACACAGCAACTATATAATACTATTCCGCACAAATATTTTGCGTTTCTATTAAATCTAACTATGTTGCGAACATGGCTATACATATCGAACCCGAAAAAGGGGTCGCTCAACGCACCCCACCCAAACTTAAAGATCTCGCAGTAAAAGCCAGTGCCGCTGCTGGGACGGTAGAGCTACTCCACGAGAATGGATTAGAAATAAAACCTAACCAAGAAGACAAGGATGTGGCTGCTGCACTGGCGGTGTCTTACGCGGAAGACCCAGATAAAACTTCAAAGGCTGCAACCCCTAAGCGGGTAGCCCACCTCACCCCAGCCACCCTGCTGATGACAGATCGCATCTTGAAAGATTTTGGTCATTCTGTAGTAAAATCGGCTACGCAGGTAAGGCACCTCGTCACAAACAAACTGATTGAGGAGACAGAGAACCCCGACCCACGGGTGCGTATACGTGCCTTGGAGTTATTGGGTAAGATCAGTGATGTAGGATTGTTTGCTGAAAAAACAGAAGTTACCATAACCCACCAGACTACAGATGACCTTAAAGATAGGTTGCGAGATAAACTAACTCGTTTAATGAAGCCTGAACCCACGGTTGAAGACGCTATCGTAGTTGAGGGCAGTGCGATAAATGTAGACAAGGAGTTAGGTTTAGATGACGACTAATCTTGCCGAGATTGCAGCAGGTATGGATTTCTCCCTAGAAGATATACAACAGGTTTTAGAAAATTTAGATAAATTTGATCCTCAAGAACTAGGGGAGATAGATAAAATTGTTGAGGAGTTGGCAAGTAGGCAGCGTAACGACAACGCCAAAGACGATCTAATAGAGTTTTGTAAGCGGATGCAGCCAGATTATAAGGTTGGCAAGCACCACCGCATCCTCGCAGACATGCTGATGGACATTGAGCAGGGGGGTAAAGACCGTATATGTGTCAACATCCCACCCCGACATGGTAAATCGCAGCTTGTGAGTATCTTCTTCCCTGCGTGGTTCTTGGGGCGCAATCCCGGTAAGAAGGTTATGATGGTGTCTCACACTACCGATCTTGCTGTGGACTTTGGGCGTAAGGTTAGAAACTTGATATCGGTAGACGACTACAAAGAAATATTTCCGCAGGTATCGTTGGCGGTGGACAGTAAGTCTGCGGGGCGGTGGAATACAAACTTCGGAGGAGAATATTATGCGTGTGGTATTGGGTCTGCACTTGCGGGACGTGGTGCTGATCTTCTGCTTGTTGATGATCCTCATTCTGAGCAGGATGTTATTAACGGAAACTTCTCTGTGTTTGAAAAAGCATACGAGTGGTTCACCTTCGGTGCCCGTACTCGCCTTATGCCGGGCGGTAGGGTTGCAATAATTCAGACTCGTTGGCACATGGACGACCTCACGGGGCGTGTGACGACCGATATGGTCAAGAATCCAGAGTCAGATCAGTACGAAATTGTAGAGTTCCCCGCTATTTTGGATAGCGAGGACTCTGATGGTAAGCCGACACAGAAGCCGTTATGGCCTGAGTTCTTTGATTTGACCGCATTGCTGCGCACAAAAGCATCGATGCCTACATTTCAGTGGAATTCGCAGTACCAACAGCAGCCGACAGCCGAAGAAGCGTCGATTGTTAAGCGGGAATGGTGGCAAATATGGACAAAAGACGACCCACCCCACTGTGAATACATAATTATGTCGCTTGATGCTGCCGCAGAGAAGAATAATCGCGCCGATTACACCGCATTGACGACTTGGGGCGTGTTTTTTAACGAAGAAGAGAACGCACACCACATAATTTTGCTAAATAGCATCAAAGAACGCCTAGAATTTCCAGAATTAAAGGGTATGGCGCTTGAAGAGTACAATACTTGGGAGCCAGACTCGTTTATTGTGGAGAAAAAGTCCTCTGGCGTAGCTTTATACCAAGAATTGCGCCGTATGGGCCTCCCAATACAGGAATATACACCTCATAGGGGTACTGGAGACAAAATGGCTCGCCTTAATAGTGTATCAGACATCATCGCCAGCGGGTTTGTGTGGGCACCAGCCAAGCGTTGGGCCGAGGAAGTCATAGAAGAGGTGGCGGGGTTCCCGTTTATGTCTAACGATGACCTTGTTGACTCTACAGTCATGGCGTTGTTGCGATTTAGGCAGGGCGGGTTCATCAGATTACCCACAGATGAGTGGGATGATGAACCTACATACCGTAGACCTGTGGAATATTACTAAACTTCTATGTTTATTTTAGTTCCTTGGGGCCGATCTGCGTTAGTTTTGCGACCAAAGCGGTCATACGCTTCTCCCAAGTCAAACCTTTGCTTGGCAAGTGCCTCTAGGTGGCTGTGATTAGCCCTATGTTCTTTCTCTACCCTCTGCTCAGCAAGGTGAGCTTCTATTCGCTCACGACTTTGAGTTTGCTGATGGATATCCGACTGTATGTTAAACGGGGCTGAACCTATACCCGATAAACCGTCACTCATATCCTACCCTGTTTTGCGAGAATAATTACAACAGTGATACCTATCATTATAGAAACAATAACTATGGCCCCACCATAAATAACAATTCTCTCAATTAGCTTTGCCTTGCGTTTCCTATCAGCCTCAACCTTTGCTTTGCGGTCTTTTCGTGCTTGTACACGTATAGCTTGCAATTCGCCCCACGCGCTAAAGCCTCTGGTTGCAATGACGATCTGACGAAGCTCCTCCTCTGCGTCTCTGGCTTTTTGTAAATTCACAAAAGTCTCCATAGCGTTTTCATCTGATCCAGAGAACAAACTGTTTTTCTTTTTCTCATGTGCTGCTCGTAGATCATCCACCCCGTCAAAAAACTCACCGATCTGCTTTGTGACGTTGACGAGTTCCTTACCTGCGGATACGGCGGATTTTACAGCAGCAAGCGCCGTAAATGGATCAATCATGTCTCTCTTCCCCGACCAACAACAATGTATGGTGGACAGAAGTGCTTCCAAGGCACTCTGACTTTAGCTGGGTATTGATAATAAAACTGTGAAATTTCTCTAGGGCACCTGTATTCACAGGTCTGATGCAGACCTATAATAGGGCTTTGACTAGCGAATATTGCTGTTAGGGCGCATATAAACATATCTCATGCCTATCTCCCCCTATTTCTCTGCAAGCTTATCTATCTTGCCTTCAAGTCTAACGAGGTGGTCAACAACTCTCCCAAGTTCCCCCGCGTGTTCTTCCCTCTTTATATAATTCTCTCTTGTCATGTTCAAAAGAATATTAAGGCGCTTGACTTCAGATGCGATTTGATTGGCCCACCACCCTATGGGTAGAACCACAAAAGTTAATACGATGTTCCAAATCAGCATGTTATCCATGATCTCTCAATACAGGAATATAATATTTGTTTCAACAGACCGCTTGAGATAAAGGGTAAATAGGGTACATCTCCCAGTACCCTAGTCGAGGTGTGGCGGCTTCCCCCAAGTTGCCCACCTCGACACTAGACCGCTGGGCATTAAAATGATAAGTTACCCGCAAGCAACGCTTATGGAGCGCACATGGCTGTAGAAAAACCCTTAGTTCCTTCTGATTTAGAGATAGATACAGATCCTACGGAAGAAGAACTTACTATCGAAGTTATAAACCCTGAAGCTGTTTCTATGGAAACTGAAGATGGCGGGGTTATAATTGATTTTGAAGGTGGCCTGTCAGGGCAACTGATGGGGCAAGACCATGATTCAAATCTAGCTGAATTTATAGACGAAGCAGATCTTGAGGCTATGGCGTCTGAGCTTGTGAGTGATTTTGAGTCTGATCGTGAGTCTCGTGCCGACTGGGCTAGGGCTTATGTAAAAGGCTTAGATCTTCTTGGTATGAAGATTGAGGAGCGTCAGCAGCCTTGGGCAGGGGCGTCTGGAGTTTTTCATCCAGTTCTTACAGAATCAGTTGTTAGGTTTCAGGCGCAGGCTATGGGAGAGCTGTTCCCTGCTTCAGGCCCTGTAAAAAGCAAAATTATGGGTAAGCTCACTCCAGAGAAGTTTGACCAAGCTGAACGTGTGCAGAATGAGATGAATTACCTTTTAACAGAGGAGATGACAGAGTACCGCGACGAGATGGAGCAGATGTTGTTTAAGCTTCCATTGGCGGGGTCTGCGTTCAAGAAGGTATACTATGATCCACTTATGGACAGACCTTGTGCGGTGTTTGTCCCGTCAGAGGACTTTGTAGCGTCTTATGGCGCTACGGATCTAATGACATGCCCACGATATACGCATGTAATGAAAAAAACAGAAAACGAAATATTAGAGCTGCAAGTTGCAGGTTTCTATAGGGGTGTGGAGCTACCCGCACCTGCACCTGATTTTTCTGACATACAAGAAAAGTATGACGAGCTTGATGGTGAGAGCGCAGTTCTTGAAAATGATGATAGGCATACAATTCTTGAGATGCACGTCACAATGAACATGCCTGAAGAGTTTGACGATCCTGATAGCATAGCGCGACCTTATGTAGTCACTATAGACAAGTCGTCACGCGAGATATTATCTATACGCAAGAATTGGTACGAAGATGACGCTAAAAAGAAAAAACGCCTACACTTTGTACACTACCGTTATCTACCGGGCCTTGGGTTCTATGGAACGGGGCTTATTCACCTTATTGGTGGCCTTGCTAAGTCGGCTACCTCTATCCTTCGTCAGTTGGTTGATGCTGGCACACTGTCGAATTTGCCAGCAGGGCTTAAAGCTCGCGGTATGCGTATTAAGGGGGACGACACTCCTCTTATGCCGGGTGAATTTAGGGATGTGGACGTACCGGGCGGTGCCATCCGTGACTCGATTACGTTTATCCCTTACAAAGAGCCATCAAGCGTACTGTACTCTTTACTTGGAAATATTGTCGAAGAGGGACGCCGAATTGGCTCAGTCGCAGACATCCAAGTAGGAGATACTAACGCACAGGCACCTGTGGGCACAACTCTTGCCCTTATGGAGCGTTCAATGAAGGTAATGTCTGGTGTACAGGCCCGCCTCCATGCTGCCATGAAAAAAGAGTTACGACTTTTGTCTAAGATTGTTCACGATTATATGCCCGATGAGTATGCATATGAGGTCGATGGTGATTTTAGTCGAACCGCTGATTTTGACAAACGTATAGACGTTATACCTGTATCTGACCCCAACGCCGCTACTATGGCGCAGCGTATCATGCAGTATCAAGCCGCGTTACAACTAGCGCAACAAGCGCCCCAATTGTACGACATGGGTAAGCTGCACAGGCAAATGCTTGAGGTTCTTGGCATCCAAGACGCGGAGGATTTAATCAAGCTACCTGAAGATATTAAACCTTCTGACCCTGTAACTGAGAACATGATGATCTTGAAGCAGGAACCAGTCAAAGCGTTCAAGTATCAAGACCACGAAGCTCACCTAGCGGTGCATATGGCTGCGGCACAAGATCCAAAAATTATGCAGGTGGTAGGGCAGTCTCCATTTGCCCAAGTAATACAACAGGCAATGGCTGCTCATATTACAGAACATGTTGCCTTTCAGTATCGTAGGGAAATGGAAAAGATGCTGGGGGTCGAGATGCCTAGCGAAGATCAGCCATTGCCTGAAGATGTTGAGGTTGAAATTTCTAGATTGGCTAAGGATGCAGCAGAGAAGCTTCTCAAGAAAGATCAGGCAGAGATGTCTCAGCAGCAGGCTCAAGCGCAACAACAAGATCCTGTTGTACAGATGCAACAGCAAGAGCTTCAGCTAAAAGCGCAAGAGCTTCAGCATAAGATGCAACTAGACACGGCTAAGCTTCAGCTTGAAGCTGAGAAGATTAAAGCCACCAATCAAAGAGAGGGTGCCAAGCTGGGAGTTAAGCTGGCAACCGATCTTGATAATTCCCAACGTGCAGATCAGCAGGCTGGGGCGAAACTGGGAGTTGAATTAGCAAAGGAGCTAGGCAAGGGGGATGGATGATACAGTTGTTGCGTTGATGAAACGTAGCATATCCGAGTCCAAGACGGAAATAGAACAGTTTTTGGCTGGGGGCCAAGCACAATCTATGGAAGATTACTGTCGTCTTGTAGGGAGATATGAGGCTTTAAAACTAATTGAAGCCGATTTAGTTGATTTGGAAGAAAGAATTATTGCACAATAAGTTCTAGTATTCTATTTCGTAATTGGGGGCTTCGCGGATAGACCGCGCAAGGTTTCTGTGAACCTTAATCACTGCAAGGTATATGCAATGTATAAAGATGAAAAAGTAACTGACGATAAAGTAGCAACTCAGTTACCAGAACCAAAAGGCTACAAAGTTCTTATTAGCACTGTTGAGGTTAATGAGAAGACCGAAGGCGGGGTGTATATGCCTGACCAACTTAGGCAGGCAGAAGAAACCGCTTCTATCATAGGGTTTGTGCTTAAAACTGGCCCTGATGCGTATTCTGATAAAGACAGATTTCCAAATGGAGCCTACTGCAAAGAAGGTGATTTTGTAATCTTTAGATCTTATTCAGGAACTAGATTTAAAATACATGGGAAAGAGTTTCGTTTAGTAAACGATGATACTATTGAAGCTGTTGTTGAAGATCCACGGGGGTACACACGGGTATGAATAACTTGGCAGATAAACCAGAGCTTACAGAACAAGATCTTGAAAACGAATCACCTGAAACACAAGATGTTGCGGATGATTCGTTTGAAATAGAAGTGTCTGACGACACTCCTGAAGAAGAGAAACCACGTTTGGCAGAAGATAGAGAGCCAGAAGTGCCTTCTGACGATGAGATAGATAAATATTCTGTCGGGGTTCAAAAGCGTATAAATAAGTTAAAATTTGAAGCGCAAGAGCAAGAACGGCAAAAACTTGAGGCCCACAGGCTACAAGAAGAGGCTTTGCGGTATGCTCAACAGATTAAATCTGAAAACGAGCAGCTACGAAAAAACCTTGATGCGGGTGAAGAAACCCTTATTGGGCAGGCTAAAGGGCGTATCGAAGCGCAACTAGACAAGGCTAAATCTGCATATAAAGCTGCATATGAGTCAGGAGATCCTGATGCTTTAATAGAAGCGCAAGAGCAATTAACTACCTTAAAAGTAGAAGCTGATAGGGTAAATAATTATAAACCGCAGGTTAGAACCGCGCCGCAGCAGCAGCCGCAGTATGCTCAACCTACCCCGCAAGCTAATAAACCTGATGTAAAAGCTCTTGAGTGGGGGAAAAAGAACACTTGGTTTGAAAATCCTGAAACTCCTGAGATGACAGGCTTTGCATATGGGGTACACCAAAAGCTCGTACAATCAGGGATTGATCCAAGAAGCGATTCCTATTATGATGAAATAGACAAGGCTATGAGAAAAGCCTTTCCAGATAAGTTTGACGATGGGCAAATAGAGGAAGAAGCACCCCAACGTCAATCCAGCTCCGTGGTTGCTGCACCGTCAAGAACGACTAAAAAGCCACGCACAGTGCGATTAACCTCGACGCAAGCCTCTCTCGCCAAGCGGCTTGGTATCTCGAATGAGCAATATGTGGCGCAAATGTTGAAGGATCAATCCAAATGAGTAACAGAACCTCACGCAGCAATGATGACCGCGAAGCGGTCAAACGTAAAGTGTCATGGGAAAGACCGACAATGTTACCGAACCCCGAACCTCGCGCTGGCATTAGCTATCGTTGGATTCGCACTTCTACTTTGGGTAATACGGATAACAAAAATGTCTCTTCCAGATTTCGTGAAGGTTGGACACCTGTTCGTAAAGAGGATCATCCAAACCTTCAAATCGTGTCCGATATTGATTCAAGATTTCAAGACGGCATTGAGGTAGGTGGTTTATTGCTATGTCAAAACGCCACTGAACAAGTTGAGGCTAGGGTTGAAAAGCAGCTAGATATGGCACAGAGCCAGATGGAAGCTGTAGACAATTCCTACCTAAAACAATCAGATCCACGTATGCCTGTTCTGGCTCCAGAACGTAGTACGCGGTCTTCGTTTGGTAAGTAGCCTATAGTAAGGGTGCTTGCTAGTTTGTAAACTTAGGTGACAGGAGGGCCTTATGGCTACTACATCTAATCCTTACGGTTTGCGCCCACTGAATAAAGTTGGGGGCACTGCTTATGCAGGTGCCACTACTCAGCTTCCTATTGCTAGTGGATATGCTACCGGAATCTTCTACGGAGACATCGTTGCTGTTGTCGCCGCTGGAACGATTGAAAAAATGGGCACAGTCGGAACTAACGCTGCGCCTTTCACTGCTGGCACTATCGGTGTATTCATGGGTTGTTCTTACACAGACTCAACTCAAGGATTCATTCAGCGTCAGTCTTGGCCTGCTGGTCAAGTGGCATCAGACGCTCAGGCGTATATCGTTGATGATCCAACTGTTCGTTTTCAAATTCAAGCTGATGGTCAAGTGCCTCAGACTGATTTGCATCAGAACATGGCGATCAATCAAAATGCTGGAAGCACCTTTGATGGTAACTCTGGTATCTCTCTAGATATCGCTACTAAAAACACAACCGCTACAATCGCTTTTAAGATTGTTGGTTTTGTTGATGCGCCCGGTTCAACAGTAAACGATGCGTTTACTGATGTTATCGTAAAGTTCAACCCCAGCTCCCATTCGATGACGAATGGCGTTGGTATTTAAGGAGTATAAACAATGGCTATTTCTCGCGCCCAGCTCCTTAAAGAGCTATTACCCGGTCTGAATGCTTTGTTTGGTATCGAATATGGTAGATACGAAGATGAACATGCAGAAATTTATGAAACTGAATCATCAGAGCGTAGTTTTGAAGAGGAAGTAAAATTATCTGGCTTTGGTGCAGCCCCCGTGAAAGCGGAAGGTTCTGCCATCTCATATGACAACGCACAAGAATCATTCACTGCGCGTTACAACCATGAGACTGTTGCGATGGGTTTCTCCATCACAGAAGAAGCTATGGAAGATAATCTGTATGATTCCTTGTCTGCACGTTATACTAAGGCCCTTGCCCGTGGTATGGCTTACACCAAGCAGACTAAGGCCGCTGCCTTGTTAAATACAGGCTTCACCACCTTTAACTCAGGTGATGGCGTCACATTGTTTAACACAGCGCATCCTACAGTTCAGGGTACTACAAACGCTAACCGCCCTGCGACTGACGCTGATTTGAATGAAACCTCACTTGAGCAAGCTGTTATTGATATTGCTGCGTTCACTGATGAACGTGGTTTGTTAATTGCTGCTCGCCCTCGTAAGCTTATCATTCCACCAGCGTTAATGTTTGTTGCAACTCGCTTGTTGGAAACAACTCAGCGTGTTGGTACAGCAGATAATGATATCAACGCACTTAACTCAAATGGGTCCATCCCAGAGGGTTACGCAGTGAACCATTATCTGACCGACAATGATGCTTTCTTCATCACAACTGATGTGCCTAATGGGCTAAAGCACTTTGTTCGTACTGCTATGCAAACAGGCATGGATGGTGATTTTGACACTGGTAACGTGCGCTATAAAGCGCGTGAGCGTTACAGCTTTGGTGTATCAGATCCTTTAGGAATGTACGCTTCTCGCGGAGCATAAAGTGTGTTATAAGGGCAGAAGGTACTTCATGTATTCTCCTCCTTTCTAACTTAGGGGCAACTTAGGTTGCCCCTTTCTTTTTGTTTAAATATCTAGTATTGTATATGCATCCCTGACAAACACATGGTGTGTTTGACTAACCCAGACAGGAGATCAACATGGGTACTACTACTTTTTCTGGTCCTATACGGGCTGGCAACATTCGCAACACAACGGGCACTACTGTTGGGTCAGACATAGCAAACGTAGGTTATGTTGTAATGACTCAACAACATGTAATGGATATTTCTGGCGGTGCTGTCGCAGCAGAAGCCACAAATGTAGTAATCCCTGCCAACTCAAAAATCGTAGATATAATTATTGATTTAGAAGTGGCTGCTAACACCACGACAAATATTAGTGTTGGTGATACTGTAGGTGGTGCAGCGACTCTCGTTAATGCTGTCGCTTCTGGAACTACTGTAGGTATCAAGGCGTTAGGCGCTTCTGGCGGTGGTACACTTACATGGAAAAACACTGGCGCATCTGATTTAAAACTAACAGCTACCTCAAGTGCAGGTACTAATGCGGGATCAGTTGTTATAACAGTGATGTATGCACAGGCATTCAATACAGCGGTCCAGCCGTAAGGAGTAACGGATATGGGTGTATCCCACATACAGGCTACAACAGTGGTAGATGCACAGGCTGCGTCTACTACTTATGTTGCCGCTGCCGATAGGCCAAACACAGCGTTTACTATTGCAAACTCTAGCTTTACCGCTGGAACGGCTAGGTTGCTTACTGTTACCACTACAGGAACAGGTGATAGCGGAAAGACAGTCACTATAGTTGGCACTGATGCAAACGGTGATGTTCTTACTGAAGTGATAACATCTACTGGTTCTGCCGCAACCGTTACGGGAGCAAGTTATTTCAAGACAATAACTTCAGCCACCTGTAGTACGCAGTATGCTGCTAACGTATCTGTAGGAATGGCAGCGCAAGCTGTTTCACAGATCACTAAAAACAGGGCTGTGCTAAAGGCGTTCACAACAATATCAAATTCAGCAGCGCATCAGGTTGATTTTATTAGCGGCCTAACGCCAGAGAATGGTTCTGTTTTGTTTAGAACTAAAACTAGCGGCGTAAACAATGCTGCTGATGATGTTTATATACCAGATGAAGGTGTTCTATTTGAGGGCGGTCTTGTGATTAAATATCGTGTTGATGGATCTCATATGGTCACAGCCTTTGGTCATTTCTAAATAGGATAAGGTATGGCTGAGAAGAAGGGCACCATGAAGGGTCATACTATAAAGGGCGGTCACAAGCGCCCTACCAAATCTGGTGCTGGCATGACCAAGAAGGGTGTTGCTAAGTACCGTAAGGACAACCCCGGCTCTAAGTTAAAGACTGCTGTTACAGGTAAAGTAAAAAAAGGAAGCAAGGATGCAAAGCGGCGTAAATCTTTCTGCGCTCGTTCTGCTGGACAGATGAAGAAGTTTCCTAAAGCTGCTAAAGATCCTAACAGTAGATTAAGGCAAGCAAGAAAACGGTGGAAATGTTAAATGGCTATTTCTCGTTCCCAGATGGGCAGTCAACTAACAGGCAACAGAACCTCTACAGGTGATGATGCTAAAGACTTGGACATTATTCGTTTTGGCAAAGGTGGCAAGACGAAGAAGAAATCTAAAAGTCGTGTTAATGAAGCTGGCAACTATACTCAACCAGAGAAAAGAAAGCGGATATTTAACCGCATAAAGGCTGGCGGCAAGGGCGGCAAACCGGGGCAATGGTCGGCAAGAAAAGCGCAAATGTTGGCGAAGGCTTATAAAAAAGCAGGTGGAGGCTATAAAAGCTAATGGCGCTCAAGAAGTCACAGAAGAGCTTGAAGTCTTGGACGAAGCAAAAGTGGCGAACAAAGTCTGGCAAGCCATCGACGCAAGGGAGCAAGGCTACAGGCGAGCGATATCTTCCTGAGAAGGCTATCAAGTCTTTGACCTCTGCGGAGTACGCCGCTACTACGAAAAAGAAACGCGAGGCCACCAAGAAGGGCAAGCAGGTTGCCAAGCAGCCTAAGAAAATTGCAGAAAAAACCAAACGGTTTAGGAGCGTAGTAACATAATGGCTGTAGTAACCCCAGACATGCCAGAGATCTTTGAGGAAGCCTTTGAAAGGGCTGGCCTTGAGATGCGTACTGGATACGATCTTAAAACCGCACGAAGAAGTTTAAATCTTTTAACATTGGAGTGGCAGAACCGTGGTCTTAATCTCTTCACTATTGAAGCGGGTACGCTCGCTGTTACAGCGGGTACGGCAACGTATACCCTTCCTACGGACACCATCGATATCATCGAACACCAAATCCGTACAGGAACAGGTACAAACCAAATCGACACCTCCCTCGAAAGAGTCAGTGTCTCGACCTACGCCCAGCAAACCAACAAAAACACGGAAGGTAGGCCGACCCAAATCTACGTCCAAAGGCTCCCAACGGAAACAAAAGTAACTTTGTGGCCTGTTCCTGATAACACAACAGCTTACACAATATCTTACCATAGACTAAAGGGTATTGATGGGCTGTCATCTGGAGTAGGTACAACTATATCTTCTGTGCCACCTCGCTTTGTGCCCTGTTTGGTAGCTGGCATGGCTTATTACCTAGCCATGAAAAAGAACCCACAGATGGCGGTTGGACTAAAGCAAGAGTATGAGCTTCAGTATAATCTTGCAGCAGGTGAAGATGAAGAGCGAGCGTCAATAAGGTTTGTGCCCTTTAATACATACATAATGGGTGCCTGATGAGTTACGCTAGGGGCAAATACGCTTTTGGTTACTGCGATAAGACAGGGTTCAGATATCCTTTGGCAGACCTTGTGCCTGAGTTTAACAATGGCGTGAAGACTGGATTTCTGGTTGGGCGTGATGTTGTTGACCCTGATCAACCACAAAACTTTCTTGGCAGAGTTAAGATAAATGATCCCCAGTCTCTGAGGAACCCAAGACCAGATACATCCTTACAAGAGAGTCGTGGCCTGTTTGGGTTTAATCCTGTTTGGAATGACCTTCAGTTTATGCAGGCTGAAGTTGGCACTGTTACTATCAACATAACTTAGGAGTTAAAGCGATGATGAAGAAGAAGGGTTATAAAAAAGGCGGCGTTACCAAGAAGATGGCTGGTGGTGCAATGAAAAAGAAAAAGCCTGTTGCCATGAAGTCAGGTGGAAAGATGCCTATGGTCAAAAAGAACGGGCAGAGCGTCCCAGCATTTGCGGCTGATGGTGTAGGCAAGATGAAAAAAGGTGGTGTTACCAAAAAGAGAATGGGTGGCGCTATGATGAAAAAGAAAAAGGGTTACGCCAAAGGCGGTAAGACTAAAAAGTAAAGTCAACTTGGGGGGATAGATTGGCTTATTTGCAGAGTAACATACCGCACTTCAAGTGTTGGGTTCGCCGTGAGTATACTCACAACCATGAACAATACCACGGCGAGTTCTTACATGCGATGGCAATAGCGGTAACGACAATGCCAAACAGATGCTTGAGCTTCCAAGTTATCTTTACAGGATGTGAGGCAGATGAAGAAGGGGATGAGAATGTACACGGTGGCGCAATGTGGGCGAGAATGCCTATAACCGCTCTTGTAGCCGATGAGCCGCTCAATGAGTGGCCTTCTGCTATGGCTGTGCATGATGCCCAGCCTTGGGACTGTTCGTCCTACAATCACGCTGTGTATGTCTTGGATAGAGCGACCCCATGTCCTTGGTTGGCAAAGATAGATGGTAACATGTATCCTGCTAAGTACATGTTCACTGTTGATTACTCTGAAGGTGAGATAGCGGATGACCCAGCGCAGCATAAGCAAAGTCATGTTATGCAGCTTCTAGATGCTGGAGAATGGACTGGGAATGTGGTGGCACTGCCTAACAATCGTGTAAGGGTTACTCACCCTGCGTGGTTTGAGACTGGTACTGGTGCCCCAGACTTCAAGCCATCTCAACATATACACTATTCAAAATCCGATTTAGACTATACTATGGATGTCAACAAAATATTCGATAACCTGTACCAAGAGGAATAAGTTCAAATGAACTATTCAGAACTGACGCAAGCGATCAAAGACTATACGGAGAACACAGAGAGTACCTTTGTGACCAATATCCCTAACTTTGTGCGTCAGGCTGAAGAGCGGATCTTTAGGGACATCACCATTCCAGAGCTACGCAAGAACGTCACAGGCAATGTAAACGCTGGCAATAAGTATGTTGCGAGGCCTGATGACTTTTTAGCCACGTTCTCCTTAGCTATTATTAATGGCACAACGTACACTTACCTTTTGGACAAAGAGGTAAACTTTGTGCGAGAAGCCTATCCAGATACCACGGTGCAGGGACTACCACAGTATTACGCAATATTTGATGGGGATACCGCTACAGGTCATGGTAACTTTTTGCTTGGCCCTACGCCTGATGCTGCATACGACTTGGAATTGCATTACTATTATGACCCACCCTCCATCGTTACCTCTGGCACATCATGGCTTGGAGATAATGCAGAAGCAACATTGCTTTACGGATCTCTCATAGAGGCGTATACGTTCATGAAGGGCGAAGGTGATATGGTTCAGCTATATAATGAAAGATATTCATCAGCATTAGTTAATATGGCTTCTTTAGGGGCTAAGTTGAGAACTGATACATACAGACAACCTGCCGCTTAGGAGATAAGGTATGGCAATAATTCAAACAACATGTACGTCTTTTAAGCTTCAGCTTTTAAAGGCAGAGCATGACTTTGATGCACATACGTTCAGGATAGCTTTGTATTCTAGCACGGCATCTTTGGGTGCGGATACCACTGTGTATAGCACATCAAACGAAATAACTAATACAACTGGAACGGCATACACTGCGGGGGGCAAGCCGTTGACAGTGACATCTACATTTCCAAAGACCTCTGGCACGACCGCTATTGTGGACTTTGATAATATTTCATGGACTGACGCAAGCTTTACAGCAAGGGGGGCGCTGATCTATAACGCGAGTGCTTCCAATAAAGCGGTTGCTGTGTTAGACTTTGGAAGCGACAGAGTTGCTAGTGATAGTACCTTTGAAATACAATTCCCCGTAGCGGATGCCACATCTGCTATAATTCGCATAGCATGATAGGAGTTATCTAAATGGCGAGCTTTAACAAAGTAAACGATTTTGTGGTAAACGCAGTCCACAATATGGATCTGGCAAGCGATCAGCTTGCGGTGGCCTTAACAAATACTGCACCGGGAAGTGAATCAAGCAACCCAACCGCAGATGGTAACGGCATTGTTGGTAATCTCACACAGATTAGCTACAGCAATGTGTCTTCTCGCAACCTGACTACAAGCGCATCATCACAGTCTGGTGGTGTATATAAGCTGGTTGTTGCAGATCTTACGCTCACTGCCTCTGGTACTGTTGGTCCATTCCGCTACATTTATATTTTTGATGATACGGTTTCTTCTCCAGCAGATCCAATCATTGGGTACTATGATTATGGCACCTCATTGACGCTGAACAACGGTGATACTTTCACCTTAGACTTCAGCCCAAGCAACGGTGTCATCCAACTAACATAAGGCAGTATCATGGCGAAGCTCTTTAACAGAGCCAAGATGACAACCAGTACCACGGGTACTGGCACAATCACACTTGGCAGTGCGTCTACGGGGTTTCAGAGTTTCGCAGATGCTGGGGTTAGTAACGGTGACGTAGTACAGTACGTCATTGAAGAACTTTCTAACTTTGAAATAGGCACTGGCACATATACCGCTTCTGGCACAACCCTTACAAGGACTGTGCAAGAGAGTTCAAACTCAGATAACGCCATCAGCCTCGCGGGGAATGCTGTTGTCTTTATCAGTGCGGTAGCCAGTGATCTGAACATCTTGCAGAACGCAGGGTCTACCAAGGTTGCAGCAACATCTTCTGGGGCCACGGTTACGGGTAACTTGGCAGTTACGGGCACGGTTGATGGACGCGATATCGCAACGGATGGTACAAAGTTAAACACCATAGAAACCAACGCTGACGTTACGGATAGCGCGAATGTAGGATCTTCTCTTACAGGGTTTGCTACGGGCACAGACGCGGTTTCTTCTGACCTTATTCCTGTCTACGATGTAACAGCTTCTGCTTGGGAAAAGCAGACGATTGCCAATGCAGCTTTGCAAGGGCCGACTGGGCCTACTGGCCCCACGGGACCAACTGGCCCGACAGGGCCAAACGGACCTACTGGTCCCAATGGACCCCAAGGACAAAAGGGCCAAAAAGGTGAAGTGGGGGCTACAGGCCCTACAGGCCCTACAGGCGGCACTGGGCCAACGGGTCCGACAGGTCAGAAGGGCCAGAAAGGTGAAGTCGGTAATACAGGCGGCACAGGCCCTACAGGACCGACAGGCCCGACTGGTCAGAAAGGCCAGAAAGGCGAGGTAGGTAATACTGGTGGCACAGGCCCAACTGGCCCAACAGGACCGACAGGTCCAACAGGACCGACTGGTGGGACAGGCCCAACGGGGCCTCAAGGGCAGAAGGGTCAAAAAGGCGAAGTTGGTTCGCAAGGGCCTACGGGTAACACAGGGCCAACAGGGCCAACGGGATCTCAAGGACCGACAGGTGGAACGGGGCCACAGGGTCAAAAGGGTCAAAAGGGCGAAGTGGGAGGAACGGGTGGTACGGGTCCGACTGGTCCGACAGGTCAGAAGGGTCAAAAGGGTGAAGTGGGAAGCACGGGACCAACGGGTCCGACTGGACCGACTGGACCTCAAGGACAAAAAGGGCAAAAAGGAGAAGTAGGGGGTACAGGTGGCACTGGCCCGACAGGCCCAACAGGCCCACAAGGGCAGAAGGGTCAAAAAGGTCAAAAAGGACAGAAAGGTGAAGTTGGTGGTACTGGTGGTACGGGACCAACAGGCCCCACAGGGCAAAAAGGACAGAAGGGGCAAAAAGGTGAAGTTGGTGGTACGGGACCAACAGGACCGACTGGACCTACAGGCCCTGCGGGTCCAAATAACGTAACCGACATATATCTCGCAGATGCCATATACCATACGGGTGACACTGACACCTACATGCAGTTCCACGCTGAAAACCAGTGGCGCGTTGTTGCTGCGGGAACAGAGCGCCTAGAGGTAAACAGTGGTACGATCACGGCTAACGGTGACGTTACCTTTATAGGCGCAAGCTACAACGTGGTTTGGGATAGCAGCGACAACGCATTAGAGTTTGCAGACAATGCAAAGGCGACATTCGGCGCAGGGTCTGACCTACAGATTTTCCATGATGGAAACCACAGCAAAATCGTAGAAGCTGGCACGGGCGTTTTAGAAATACAAACTAACGGCAGTGAAATACAGGTTACAGGTGCCTCTGGCTCAGAGTACCTAGCTAGATTTATAAATAATGGAGCTTTTCAAGCTTATCATGATAATTCGTTAAAACTCGCTACCACCTCCACAGGTATTACCGTTACGGGTGATGTAAATAGCACCTCGGACATCAGGGCCAAAAAGAACATTGAAACCATTGAGGGCGCTCTTGAAAAGGTAAGCCTTTTGCGGGGCGTTACGTTCGATTGGGATAATGATGTTGAAGAAAGAGCTACGGGTGTAATTGCTCAAGACGTTGAAAAGGTATTGCCAGAAGCGGTTCGAGATAACGCCGAAACAGGTTTTAAGAGCGTAGCATATGGAAACATGGTCGGGCTTTTAGTTGAGGCGATCAAGGAGCAGCAATCCCAGATTGATAAGCTAGAGGCTCAGGTCAAAAAATTAATTAGCTAATAGTGGAAGGACACGAAGATGGCTATTCAAATAAGCGGCACAACGGTCGTAAATGACAGTAGAGAATTGCAGAATATTGCCAGTTTAGACAGCACCACAACCAGCACAATTTCAGCGGCTAGTAGCCCACCAACCACATATGGGGCTGTGGGAACTTATACTGGGGCGCTTTTGCCACGTTACAATGAATACGCTGGTGGTGATACTATAGCAGCATCTTCGCTTTATAATATGACGGGCGATTTTAGTAACCAGTTTGAGCGTTTTAGCAACAACACAACAACTTCAACCACTGGTTTATCTGGAACATGGCGTTGCATGGCCCCTATTGATACAGGTAATAATTTTGGCTATTATGGTGGCACATTATGGGTGAGGATTTCATAGCATGGCTATACAAATCACAGAAGCAAGAAACGCTGTTTATAAGGATACAGATGGGAATATAGATTGTGAAATCAATCATCCATTTTATGGTTGGATACCTTACTCTCTTCGTGACGATGACACAGATACAACAATTAATAATGCAGACTTAAAAATTATCTTGGGTTCTAACATAGCAGCTTATGTTGCGCCAACTCAAGCTGAGTTAGACGAAGAGGCCTCACAACATGTAAGAATGGTAAGGGATAACAAGCTTACGGACGAGGTTGACCCTATCGCTGGGAATACTTTGCGCTGGAATAGTCTTACAGATGCCCAACGCGCAGCATGGACGCAATACAGAACAGACTTGCTAAATATTCCGCAGCAGGTAGGGTTTCCACATGATATAACATGGCCTAGTAAACCAGCATAAGTTTATATTTGGGGGGCATTTAATGCGACAAAACTGGCAGATGTGGTCTGGTGGCCTCTCCGATAGTGATTTATCAATAATCTTTGCGGAAGCTTCTAAGCTGAACACACAAGCGGCAACAACCTTTAACAATGCAGACACAAGCGTAAGGTCGAGCGATGTTGCTTGGTTGAGCGGCAATGATGCTGTTCAAGATATTCTTTGGGAATATGTTAAGGCTGCAAACGAAAACGCCTTTCATTTCCAAGTAGAGAATATATGCGATATTCAATTTACAGAATATCACGCTACTAAAGGTGGTCATTACGATTGGCACATAGATGTAAATTGGGATGGCAACGAGGCGAGAGATAGAAAGTTAAGCGTAACTGTGCAGCTTTCAGACCAAAGCGAATATGAGGGGGGTGGCTTCGAGTTCGCGGAATGCCAAACGCCAGATGCTTCATCCCGTCTCAAGGGAACTGTTCTAGTTTTTCCAAGCTATTTGCAGCATAGAGTTTCGCCAATCACGAGCGGCACAAGGAAAAGCCTTGTTGCATGGTTTGAAGGCCCAAGGTGGCAATAGTATATCAGATTTCTCTGCATGGATCTGCGTATGATGCACGGGGAAAAGACTGGAGTACCGTAGAGGAAGAGACGGGCTGTGTTAGAAACATGCAGTGGCGTGATCCAATACTTGACAGGCCCCTGTTAGTTACGGAGTTTGGTTGCGCGGTAAGCCATCTTGAAGTTTGGAAAAAGATAGTTGCGTCAAATCGAAACGGGATAATCCTTGAAGAGGATGCAGTCTACGACAGTATTGACCCCAGTGCGGTAGATACTTTATTGAAAGAGCATGATAGCGTTTGGCTGGGATACCGCCTTAATACTCTTGGCTATTGGTATAATTGTCATGCTTACGCTATTAGACCAGAAACCGCCAAGAGATTGATAGAGGGCTACAAGGATGCTATCATCCCTGTAGATGAGTGGGTGCCTGCTAAGTTAAAAGTTCAATCGAACTTTTTCTTTACACCAGAGGTGGTTAAGCAGATACCTAGAGAAGTTAGACCAAGCACGATTGAGGGGGAATCAATGCAGGTACATGTACTTACAGTTGGAACAGATCAAAGGAAAATGTGGGCTTTAGAGCAATCTGCAAAAGCGCACGGGATAACGTACTTAAATTTGGGTCGTCAAGTAATTTGGTCTGGTGGCACAATGGAAGCCCAAGGTGGCGGTCAAAAGATCAATCTTGTACGCAACCACCTTGAATCCCTGCATGATGGGGATGTGGTTCTATTTGTGGATGGGTATGATGTTATCATAAACGACACACTGCCTACTATCCTAGAGAGATATGAGGACATGGGTGCGAATATCATATTCGCAGCAGAAAAAAATTGTTGGCCCGATGCGACGATGGCCTCAGAATTTCCTTTGTCAACAATCTATAGGTACTTAAACAGCGGCGCGTACATAGGTAAAGTGAGTACGCTCAAAGAGTTTCTTAATGAGGCAGTGCCCAATGACTCTGATGATCAACTATGGATGCAAAAAAGATTTTTATCATCTGACTGGCAATCCACGGCTTCTGCTAATTTAGATTACGAAGGCTACATCTTTCAATGTGATGACGATATTAAGATTATTAACGGTCAACTATCAAACGGCATGTGCTGCCCATGTATTTACCACGGCAACGGTGGAGATGACGCAAAGGTAAGATTTAAAAATCTTGCAGATAAGTTTGGATATGTAGAAGAGGCAGAGGTTTTATCTCCTACATACCATAAGGGTCTTAAGTACGAAGAGGTTGCACCAGAAATACTGGTAGCTGAATTTATGTCAGAGGCCCAGTGTCAACGATACATTGAAGCATCAGAAAGCCTTGGTAGATGGGGAGAGCTTGATGGTGATAAGTTTCCAGCGCAAGAGATAAGGCTTAAAGAACTAGGATTTTGGGACGAGATATCAGAACAATGGGCAGATAAGCTTAGTAAGATATGCGAGAAGCATTGGCATCCAGAAGCCTACCTTGGATTGCGTGATGCTTTTACTATGCGTTATTCTATGGACACACAGACAGAATTAGGCCTGCACACAGATGCCTCTTTGTTCACAGGCAGCGTAAAGCTCAACGACAATTACGCTGGTGCGGAGCTTGTTTTCCCCAGACAAGAGTTTACAAACAAGAATGTAAAAGTTGGACAGTGCATTTTGTTTCCATCTATGGTAACACATGGACATAAGGTTCTGCCTTTGCGTGGGGGAAAGAAGTATAGCTTGACCATGTGGACCTGCCGATATGAGGGTGACTCAAACTAAAAACAATGTTAGTTTCGTGCTATGTTAGGTTACAGCCCCATAGCAGGATCTGCACTCGCGTCTTCTGGACATGAGATTATTATTGTCAGCCTAGATCATGGATCTTTTGCTACTACAGGTCAGGCGGCGGGAACTAACATAGCCCTCAGTGATGGCTTTGGGACGGGTAGCTTTGCTACAACGGGTCAGACAATAAACATTGATGTTACTAATCGTGTAACCTTGGATGCAGGATCTTTCTCTGTAACTGGGCAAAATGTTGGGATTGGACTTAATGAGGTTCTGGATCACGGCAGCTTCTCCGCAACAGGGCAGAATGTTACATTTGATTTAGGCTTTGGTCTTCCCGGTGGTGGAGAAACAGGATCTTTTGCTCTTACAGGTCAAGCATTCTCTCCTGCACTAGATGTAAGTGCAATCTTAGATCAGGGCAGCTTTGCTGTAACAGGTCAGGCCGCGTCTGGTCTTGTAGGTGAAATCTTTGAAACAGGTGGTTTCAACCTAACAGGGCAAACATCTGACCTTAAAAAAGCAATGCGACTGACTGCGGATCACGGTAGCTTTGCAGCTTCTGGTCAGGCCATAGATTTTGGTGTGCAGGTAAGTGCCATACTGGATCAGGGTTCCTTTGCGCTTACAATGCAGAATGTGGATACCAAGGTATCAAGAGTTCTGGGCTTTGGTTCCTTTGCACTGACGGGTCAAGATACGGGAACGGTAATTGCCTTGCGGGAACAGCCCGACAGGGGATCATTTGCGGTTACTGGGCAAGCAGTAGGTACACCGATTGCAATGCGTGAAGAGTTGGCGCATGGAAGCTTTGCTGCAAACGGACAAAACTTAAACTTCCAGAAATCTATGAACGCAGAAGCTGGTAGCTTCGCTCTTACAGGATTTACAGCTAACCGCAAGATAACAGAGGTTATTGACCACGGTTCCTTTGCCCTTACGGGTCAAGCGATAAACTTTAAAAAGACTGCTAACCTTGAGGCAGGTAGTTTTACAGTCACAGGGCAAGACCTCTCCACAAGGTTTGTGGGCAGCGTTGCATTAGATCAAGGGTCTATCGCTCTTACAGGTCAAGCCGTTACTTTCAAAGTAGATAAAGTTATTGACGCGGATGCTGGATCTTTTGCCGTTACAGGGCAAGATGTTGGACTTGGCATTGCGTTTAGTCTGTCTTTAGATGCAGGTTCATTCTCTCTAACAGGCTTCAATGCAAACGCTAAATTCACAGAAGCTTTAGATGTTGGGCAGTTCAGTGTTGCTGGACAGGATGTTACAATGAAGCTAGGAGAGGCCGTAGAGGGAGTTTCAATAACCGTATTCATTGGGGGCGCTGCTGTTTACGGTTTAATACTACCCGATCAAGACCCAAATTGGGCTACAGTTACACCCGCACAAGATCCACAATGGACACTTGTTGCTTAAAAACGGAATAAAAAGTATATTAAGTGCAATTGAACTTTTTAGATAGGCGCTCAGATGGCTACATATACAGACGCAAATGGCGTTAAACTAATAACCACAGGTGATGAGGCTGGAACGTGGGGTTCTAGTACTAACGTCAACCTTCAAATATTAGATCGTGCAGCAAACGGTTTTGAGTCCATTGCTCTAAGCTCAACCAGTTACACTCTTGCCCTATCGGCACAACCTTCTTCTGCGGAAAACGGGCACTACAAAGCCATAAAGTTTACGGGATCTCCCGGCGGCACATGTACGGTAACTTTGGCGCAAAATGATAAAGCCAGAATGTATATGTTGCTAAACTCAACAAACCAAGCGTTGATTATAACGCAGGGGTCTGGTGGAAATGTTACTCTTGAGGTTGGTAAGGGAGCTATTGTTCTTGCAGATGGTGCAGGCTCTGGTGCGGCAGTAACCGATTTTACCGCTGCGGTTCAGAACGTAACGGACTTATCTAGCCCATTTAATGTTGGTGCTACTAGCGTCACCACTTCTGGCGCAGAATTAAATTTGCTAGATGGCTCTGGTGCGGGCACCATCGCTAACAGTAAAGCCGTAATTTACGGATCATCTGGCGAGGTAAACGCCACCACGCTACAGATAGCGGGCACATCTATCACAGCTACGGCTGCGGAGCTAAATTATGTGGACGGTGTTACGTCTGCAATCCAAACCCAGATTGACGCAAAGCAACCTCTTGGGACTGTAATTGTAACAGTGGCAAATCCCGGTTCAGGTAATAGATACTATATTGATGGATCTTTACAACAGACGGTGGAGTTAAAGCCTTCTGTCACATACAGATTTGATCAATCAGATGCTTCTAATAGTAGCCATCCGTTGCGGTTTTCAACCAATGATAACAACTCGCCTAATGCTCCGTTTACAACAGGGGTTACAACTGCGGGAACACCGGGGAGTGCAGGTGCTTATACGCAAGTAAAGCTAGAGCAAGATGCTCCTGCGGTTTTGTACTACTATTGCTCCAATCACTCAGGCATGGGTGGCAAGGCTGTGGTTCGCATGTCAGATCTAACAGCAAGCCGTGCTTTAACTTCTGATGCGGGAGGAGATATCGCGGTATCTGCGGTTACTACAACAGAGCTTGGATACTTAGATGGCGTGACCTCTGCCATCCAAACGCAAATAGATAGTAAGCAGGGCACTCTATCCTTAACCGCGAACAGAGCTTTGATTTCAGATAGTGGGGGATCTGTTAGTGTATCTCCTGTCACCAACACAGAGGTGGGATACCTTGATGGCGTAACGTCTGCTATTCAAACGCAGATTGATAGCAAACAGGCAACCATCACAGGAGCCGCTACCACTATTGATGACGCTAATCTTACAGCCAGTCGTGCGGTTATATCAAATGCAAGCGGAAAGGTTGCAGTATCAGGCGTAACAACAACGGAACTTGATATTTTAGATGGATTAACGGCGTCTACCGCAGAACTAAACATTATGGATGGCGTCACTGCCACAACCGCAGAACTAAACATTATGGACGGTGTTACTGCCACAACGGCAGAGCTTAACTACGTCGATGGCGTGACGTCTGCAATCCAAACGCAGATTAACAGTAAGATCGACGGTACGTCCTTAAATGCGTCAAACCTAGACAGCGGGACCGTAAATGACGCAAGGCTCCCTTCCAGCATAAGTTCAGACATTACGGGGAATGCAGCGACAGCCACTACGGCAGCGGCACTTACAGGAAATGTAACTAAGACGGGTGATTTTACAATAGATGCTTCAGGTGACATTTATTTAGATGCTGATGGGGATCAAATTTATTTGCAAGCTGGTGGAGCAACGAAAGGTGCGTTTACTTTAGATACGGCAAATACAATAAAACTTGATTTAAATATTGCAGGCTCTCTATCTGAAAAATTAAGAATTACCAGTGCAGGATTAAATTCTCTTGCAGGTCTTCGCGTTGGAGATGCAACATCACCTACAGACAACGATATCTACGCTGTTGCAGATGTTGAGGCAGGGGCAGATTTAAAAGCAGGGGGAGAAATTAAACTTACTGGTGGCGCTCAAGACTGGACTTTTGAAGTAGACGGTAGCAATCGCTTAGTAATCCAGTACAACGGAACCTCATTAGCTAGAATAGATACTAGCGGGAATTTAGTTGTTGCGGGAGATGTAACATCCTTTGGTAGCTTATAATGACAATAACTTCAGCGGATAACTTTGGACATGCAAGCGGCTCGATATCTATGAGTGAGTTGCGTGATTATTATGGCCTTACTGGGTCTGTATCTCTTAATGCAAATCTTAATGGGGGTACTAACCCCGTTCCTAGCAGTTTGCCTGCGGCTGGATCAGCACTTAAAATGTCCGACTTCCGTAGTAAAAACAGGATACTAAAGAAAAAGGGTGATACACAGGTTCAAACTACAGGCACTACTTTCACTCCCAGCGAATCAGGAACGGTAGAACATCATATTTGGGTTATAGGCGCAGGGGGTACTGGTGGGGGTAGTAATGGAGATGGCGGTAGAGAAAAGTCAGGCTCTGGCGGCGGCGGTGCAGGATGTGGAAAAGTTATAATTTCTTCTACTGCAACGGGTATGACTTCTGCTACTGTTGCGATTGCTACTAGACCTGCGGCTTCTTTGGGACTAGCAAATGATGATGGTTCAACTAGAGCAGGTGTGGATGGTGGATCTACTACATTCTCTCCTAACGGAAATGTTACTGTAACAGTAACTGCAACGGGTGGCGGTAAAGGTTTTGGTGGTCGTCAAGGGGGAGTTACCTACACTAATCCTTTAGCCGCGCCTTACTCTACAACCTCTGATAACGGGAACACCACCACAGGTGGTCAATATGGGGGCGCTTCCGCAGGTTTAGCTGGAAGTGCTAGTGCTACAAGTGCAGACGTTTCTGGGAAGCTTTCTCTCCTGTTCTATACAGGAAGCCCTTCAGAGGCTATAAATGTTGGAAGTGATGATGCGGCATCGTCTACAGGGGGATCTCCAAACTTTGGAGAGGGAAGTCAAGCATCTGACACTATTGTTTCTAGCGGCATTACGCAGATATTAAATGCTCAAACAGTTACTCAACCAAGTAGTTGGAATGGTGTAAACGGCATCATAGCAGGAAGTGCGGTTGCTTCTTGTGCAGGGGGTACGGGTCTTCAAGGTAACGTAAATGATTTTGGTTACGGTTGCGGTGGCGGCGGTTCAAGTAATGCTGGGACCAGCGGCTCTGTAAATCAACCGGGGACTAATGTGCAACCCGGCAGGGGCGGCTCTGGCGCAATTATTGCCAACCATTACGAGGTGAACACTTAATGCCCTATACGGACCTTAGATTTAAAGCTGGAATTAACAAAGAGATTACCCCGTACTCTGAGGAGAATGGGTGGGTAGACTGCGATAAGGTGCGCTTTAGGTTTGGGTATCCAGAAAAGCTCAATGGGTGGGAGAAGAACTCAGGTAACGCTTTTCTTGGACTGTGCCGTGGACTGCATGAATGGGTTGCACTCAATGGGGAAAAGTTTCTAGGTGTAGGCACAGAGCAAAAGTATTACATCAAGCAGGGTACAGATTATAATGACATTACCCCTATTAGATTAACCACATCTGCGGGAGATGTTACCTTCGCTGCAACAAACGGATCTCCTGTAATCGTAGTTACAGAAGTAAATCATGGTTGTGTTGCAAATGATTTTGTCACGTTTTCTGGAGCGGCATCTTTAGGCGGCAACATAACGGCGGCGGTTCTCAACCAAGAGTACCAAGTTACAGAAGTTGTAAACGGAAATTCGTACAAGATATCTGCGCGTACTGTTAGCACTATCCCTAGCATTACTATTACTGGCGGTCTAAACGCTACGGCTGTAAACGCCAACGGAAGCGATACAGGTAACGGTGGGAGTAGCACTGTTGGCACCTACCAAATAGGAACAGGCCTCAACTCCTCTGTTGAAGGCGCTGGTTGGGGCGCTGGACTTTGGGGTGGAACAAATAACTCTGCATTCCAAACTACTATAGCAGAAGATTTAGATGCATCTGAGACAGGGGTAGACGTAGCGTCAAGTCAAGGTTCAAACTTTGCAACTAACGATGTTGTTTTGGTGGGCAGTGAACTTATGACAGTGGGATCAGTCGCTACAGATACGTTGACAGTTACTCGCGGAACCCGTGGAAGTAGTGCTGCCACACATAGCAACGGTGCAAACATATTCCTTACGTTGGGCAACACAGACAGTGCTAATAACTTTAATGGGTGGGGTGAAGCAGTTGCCACGGGAACCCAAACCGCAACTACAAACCTGCGTATTTGGTCGCATGATAATTTTGGCGAAGACCTTATCTTTAACGAGCGTAACGGTCAGGTGTTCTATTGGGATAAAACAAACGGTGTAACTACAAGGGGCATAGAACTTTCTACGCTGACGGGAACTCCAACATCTGTGCCCCAGAAAGCAGCGCAAATACTTTTATCAGATCGTGACAGGCATGTGATTGCTTTTGGTGCGGATGGTTTAGGGGGAAGTTCGTCTGCTCCAAAAGGTGATGAGACTCAAGACCCAATGCTGATTAGGTTCTCAAGTCAAGAGAACCCTATTGACTGGTATCCGACTACTACAAATACAGCGGGTGATCTACGAATTGATTCTGGCTCAAAGATCGTACAAGCCGTAGAGACAAGGCAGCAAATCCTAGTATTTACTGACGTTGCCATCTACGCAATGCAGTTTATTGGGCCACCGTTTACGTTTGGTATCAACCTTATTTCAAGCAACATAAGCATTACTTCACCAAAGGCGGCAGTTGCCGTGGATGATGCGGTGTACTGGATGGGCGCAGCGGAGTTCTATGCCTATAACGGTGCAGTGCAGCGCCTGCCTTGTACGGTTCGTGACCATGTGTTTGATAACTTCAACACTGCACAGTCTGATAAGGTTATTGCGGGATCAAACATATCATTCTCTGAAGTGTGGTGGTTCTACCCATCCGCAAGCTCTACTGAAAATGACAAGTATGTAGTCTATAACTACCAAGAAGGCATCTGGTACATAGGCACTTTGGACCGTACAGCATGGCTTGATCGTGGGATATCCTCGCTTCCTGTGGGCACAGGTACAGACAACTATTTATTTAACCATGAGGTGGGCGCAAAAGCAGATGGCGCTGCCATGACCTCCTTTATTGAGTCGGGTGATCTTGGAGTTTCTGACGGAAACCAATTCTCTTTTGTTACCAGAGTAATCCCTGATCTTAACTTCAGAGATACTAACGTAAACAATACTACGGTAGATTTTATTCTCAGCGCCAAGAACGCACCCGGTCAGGTGGCTCAAACAACCAATACTGATACTATTACAAAGACATCTAATGTTCCTGTAGATCAGTATACCAGCCAGTATCAGACCAGACTGCGAGGCCGTAGCTTTACGTTTAAAGTCCAGTCAACAGATGCAGATGTGTTGTGGCGATTAGGTATCCCCCGCGTTGATATAAGATCGGACGGGAGAAGATAATGTCTATAGCTCCAGTACCATTCTTTCCAGTACCACCGCCCCAGTATACACAACAGTATATGGCAGAGGTGGTTCGTGCGTTCTCTGTGTTTGCTACCCAGATTACAAACCCCGCTATAGCAAAGCCTATACTCATTGAGATCCCAGCATCTTCTTTATCTGGTGATGAGGTTGGCACCGTATATGAAAGCAATACGGTTCTTAGACTCAAGTCTGCTACGGCAGCAAAAAATACTGTGGGTATGCCACTGCCCACATATACAGTATCAACATTACCAACCGTTGAGACTGGCACATTAATATACGTTTCTGATGGGGCAGCAGGTAGCCCTGTTGTTGCGTTTGGTGATGGATCTAATTGGCTGCGTGTTGATACACGGGCAGCGGTATCGACGTAGGAGACTGACATGGCTAAGAATATTATAGACGATTGGAAGGTGTTTCCCCGACTGATGATGTTTGTTGTCACGGTGTTGACCTATCAGGCAGTGCATTGGTTTATGAACTTGCCACCAGAATCACACACTACGCAGTCGGCAGGTTTGGTATCTGTCTGCATGGGCGCACTCACAGGATGCTTTGGCATCTGGATGAGCAAAGAAGCGGGGTCTAAGTAATGGGAATAACTTATGAAGAGTCGCAGGCTCTGGAAGGTAGTTTAGGAAACGCGGCGAGAGCAGAAGTAGCAAGAAAGTTAAATCGCCAAGCAACTGGTGGCGGCGGGCAAGATAACAACCCTAATAATATAGCCTCTGATTTCCAGCCAGCCATTTCTACAGGCTTTGGTAATGCCCAAGTGTCTTACGGCGGTGGACCCCTTATGGCACCAAAGGATTATCAGGCAGCCGCAGGTAACACTCCACAATTTATTCTTGACATGACTCAGGCAGAGAGAGACGCGATTGAAAAGCTGGAAGGAGAACCAGATTTTTCTAATGCGCAAACTCCATATGCTAGTTCTGTTGCTTTATTGAGAGAGCAAGACCAGAAAATTGGATTACTAGAACCCTTCATAAGCCCCATTAACACTTTGGGTCAGGTGGCTTATGACACTAGCAATGTAGATTTACCCTACACCAATCCATATACAGAGCAGACTATATATCAACGCCCTGATGGAACTTATTACGGAAAGAACTTTTTGGGTTTGCCGTATAATGTAAACGA